GAAGTTGGCGGATGCGCCACCGGCTAACGAGGGTATTTCTTGCCAGTCCGAATAAGAGCCATTGCCCCCTGTGTTTGAAGGGTTGCCACTGCGTTGCCACAACCTGCCAGTAAAATTACTTACTATTTGAAGTATCGTGTCCCCACCTCTTGACACTATCAATTGGCCGTAATTAGCCCCAGATGGTAAATTTGCGTTTTCTTGAACTCTATAAAAGCCGCTTTTTACGAGGGTGTCTACATCGTCAGTTGTTGAACCAAAATCAACAGCAGCCTCAGATGAAAATTTAGAAATATTAGAATTGACAACATCAAGTTCTTCTTGTAATGTGTTTCCCCCCTCAACTCCTATTAGAGAAGCGCCTTCTTGTGGTGCAGAAGAAGCAAGAATTTCTGCAAAAGCACCAACATCAATACCAACCCATGCATCATTACGAAACGAATTCAGTGACTGTGTGGTGGTGTTAAAATACAACGCGCCTGCAAGTATTGCATCACCATTGTTGTCGGTTGTTGGTTCAGATGATTTAGCGCCAAGATATTTGGTATCAAAATCGTCATATAAAGCAGCCACAAAATCACGAATAACAATGCTTTCTTCTTTGTGATCAAAAGCTAACAATTCACTATCTAACGCATTACTAGCTGATAGTATAGCTTGGTCTGTAAGTGTGGTTACTTGTTGAATCGAATCTTTAACATCTAAAAATTCAATGACGGATGAGTAGCTTCTTGATCCTGCCGTAATAAGCAGATCATATACTCCATCAACAGCAGCAAAAGCGATTTTACCACTAGCACCAGACACAATTGGATTGGTAATTGAGTTTCCATCAATATCGAATATGGATATCGGTGTTTGTGTCCCTTGTACATACACAGAAGCAGATGCGCTTGCAACTGTGTTTCCTGATTCGTCTTGTGCGAAGAATGTTCTAAACTGCATTTTTATATCCTACGTTTAAGAAACAATGATTGTATCAAAGTTAATGATCAATGATCGTGGAGTTCTTATAGATGTATACCCAGTTTCAAAATATTGTATACCGCTTTCTGTTTCTTCTGTGTATTCTTGAGGTACGTAAAGAAAATAATCAGCAGCATTTGATTTACTCATCCACCCTTTCTTGTTTGGGTATTCATAGCTTGCAATACGATCTGCTAAGAATTTCGACTCAAGATCATAACCAGATTCACCGTTCAAATAATCCTGATCCAGTGCGTCAAAGAAAGACTGTCGATACAATCTAATAGAAGCTTTGTCCTTAAACCTATTTATAAAGTTATAATTGCCACCCAAACCATATTTAGGTAAAAGTGTTTGAACTGTGTTAGGAATTTCAATGTCATCTTGATATTGTAAAATCAATTCAATAACACTGAGATAGCTCAACTGACCAAACAACAAGAAACCCGCTGGATGCAAGACTTGTTTTACGATGTCTGCATATGCCAAGAAATCTTGTTGTGTTCTAATAGCGTAAGAATAGTTCTGGTAAAAGAAGCTATCTTGAATATACATGTTAGAGGATAACTGACCTTTGGTTCCGCTGTAATATCCTTTAACAGACTTGACAAGACCAAAGTGTGGTGTCCCTGAAAAAGAACTACTTGACACATCAGTAGAAAGAGTGTACGTGTCATTTTTTCCAATCGGTAAATCTAGGATGTCAACTGTTTTCACACCCTGTGATTCATCTATGCTGTCAATAACGATATACCCCTGATAAGCAGGTATAACCACTTTTATTTCATCCGATTGACTAATATCATCACTGACAATAAATCGACCATCGTAAAGATAGTTGATCGTGGCCACATCGTTAATATACACGGTCGCATCGTTTTTGTTGAAGAATGAAGTTATTCTTGTGTCAAAAGAACCATCTACGTTAGCCAATCTAACAACTTCGTTGGTGGTCATTCCATCAATAAGGATTCTTTGGCCGATTTGGTGGCCACTTCCTGAATCTGTGATGTCAACATTGTTGACAACAGGGATAAGCCATTCACTAGCACCAAGTTCTGTCTCAATTGGGAACCCCTCTTTAAACTCTCCACTGATCCCTGAGAGCGTCAGTTCAGTTACCACGTATCGACCTACATATCTTGTCTTAACACCCTGCACAGAAGCTGTGGCAACCTCTACGATGTCTTGATAGATAGGGCGTGTCTGAGTTATCAATTGGAATTGGAATTGTTCAAAGTTATTGGCATTGAACGTGACGTAAATCAAAGATTCGCCAGAATTCCACTCACCGTCACTGGTTTTCAGAATGTTGTCTTTTGGAACGTACATTTCTGTAGTTTGTTCGTTAAACAAAGTCTTGAACAAAAACTTATAAGACTCATGGGAACCACGAGCCAAGTTAAAATCTTTTGACCACTTGATGAACAATTCTTTATCCAACAACACACTATCAGGAATATCAGTAAGATATTCGTTTTTCATGTGTTCTACATAAGAATCCAGCGTCTTTTCAAAAGCCATGTAATCAAGGTGATCCCTAATATTTGCATAGGGATTTTCATCTTGTGACAACCACTCATAATACGCGGCGATAAAGTCTAAGAACCTTGGATAGCTCTCAACAATATGACTGGGTATTTGTGATAAAATGTTATCTTTTATACTAGGCATGTATTAAGTGCCTCTTGTAGTGATTTGTATTAGCTCAATATCTGTTTGATCAATACTAATAATCTGATTCTGATTGACGTAAAAATTATCTTGTAATGGCCGAACAAAAACTCGTAGACTTTCTGTTCCATCAATTATGTTCAGAGCAAATTCAACTTCACCCGTTTTGTAATCAATTGTACCTATGTTAGAAACTCTGGTTATTGATGAGCTATCTACATAAGACAAAAATACATTACCCAACTTGTCATCATATACTTTTGTTTCTGTTGAATTGTTAGCTACAGAAAATCCATCAATAGCCAATGATCCAACATGGATTTCATTTTTAAAATTTACTGAGTACAAAGGATTTTCAAAGTTTAAAACATTCACATCTTTGTAAACAAGTTTATTAATGTCTACGCTGGTAATACCAGAAATCATCTTGATTCTTGAAATCAATTCCGATGGGTTTAGAAACAAACCAAAATCGGATATTTCTTCATTGTATTCTGTGACCACATTTTTAATAGCAGCCACAAGACTTGAAAAGCTCAAGTTGGTGCGTCTGTTGTCATATGAAAAAATTATGTTTAGATTGGCATGGAATATATCAGGCTCAACAATAGTGGGTGTTACAGAACCAACATTCTTTGTTGAAAGAAAAGAAACCATCTGTTGCTTAACGGATGTTGTGATTTGACCACTATCACTCAAGATAGAAATAAAAACCGTTCCATAAGCTGGTGGAATGTTTGTTTCTCCACCCCACGCAATAGCAGACCTAATAAAAGGAAATCTTGTTTTTAAGATAGGAATATAATCAGTATCTGTTAAAGCCCTGTCTTGTGCTTGATATATTTTTGGCGCTTGAAAACGGATGCTATCAATATCTTCTCTTTCTGACCCACCATATGCTGCCGTTGTCACTGTGGTTACGATGTTGCTGTATCCAGATATCGTTGATGCTGGAACCAAGTTACTCAGTCCATTTGCACTGTCTTTCTCGGTTGCAATATAGGTGATGGTAACGATATCGCCATCACTAGGCTCAAGACCTAGAATATTTTTACCAAACTCAATAACAGGCTGTGTATACTGGTTTTCTCCTAAAAAGTAAACCAATGCTGTATTACTAAACTCATCAATGCTTGTAGCCTTTGTGTAAGGCGTAGAGTTAACATTGATCAACATTGTTGCTGTGTCAGCATTTGTATTAGAAAGATTAATAGACTCACTAGCATATGTGTATCGTTCTGTGATACGTTGTCCCTGATATAAGTCTACATTGAATGCTTTGTAAGACTGAGAAACGTTTGAATATGAAAGAACATAAGCTTCATTGTTAATGAATGTGAATGAAACGTTGTCGCTTGATGCAATAAATTGTGTGCCAGCATCCATGACAATAGAGGTAGGGATGTTGGTTTTTTGTACAGGAATAACTTCAATATCACAAATGAGTCGTGAAGCTGTGGTTGATTTTGGAACATAGGACAATTTTTGTGCGTGTGATACCACGTTTCTTCGAATTTGTGCCGTGTCTAGAAAAGACTCGTTGGCAACCATATTCGCTTGATACGAAGTAAAGCTTGTGTTATAAACCAAAAGATCAACAATGGTGTTGATAGCTGAACCTTCATAATCAATGTCTGAGAACTCAGGTTTTTCTTGAACAAAACTAATAAGACTTTGTTTTAAGTCTTCGGTGTCCAAAGATGTGACATTAAGTTGGTTAGCCATGATATACCTTTTTTAAAAATTAATGCTTAATTGTTGTTCTTCTAATGTATTTATAACAGAATAATAAATGTTTATGGTGATTGCGTTAGGGTCATCAGGAGTGAAAACTTCAACCTCAATAATTTCTACTTGCGGTTCAAAGTTTTCAATAGCACGAATAACGTTTTGTCGAATACCCTGAAAAAATACATCACCTACATTATTTTCAAACAAAGAAGATTTTACGTTCGTTCCATACTCTACAAAATACCCACGTTCGTAAAAATTAGTGAGTACGATGTTTCGAAGCGACTGATTGATTGCAGCCACACCAGACTTAGTAGCCAGATCGCCTGTTAGTGGGTGTGTTGTAAAAGAAATATCTATATCACGGCGCATACTAAAAAACCTTTTCTGGAAATGATGCAGGACTGCCATTTGGCATCATTTCTGTTACTATCCACGTTACTTGTGGTAATGCTATGGCTTCTATATTTTCCATTAAATGGTTCATCACAGGATATTTATACTCAGTTGTAATGCTTGCTAAAATTGCATCCTGAAATGCTGCAATTTTAGAAGGCGCATCATTAACTACAGATATAACAGACACACCACCATGTAAAGGTAATCCGTTTATTACAAGAACGGTTCCCCAGTAGTTAGCAAGTGCTGTTGCAAAATCAATAATAGAATTACTAAAAGTTCTCATAAAGGATTCTATTATTATTGGTTGTTGTGCGCCATGCACAGAACCAAGCACAACCCCCTCTAATGAATATTCTTCATACGATGATGCAAAAGAAGATGGATAATCACCCACTGGTTGTGTGATACTTCCATCGTCATTTGTTTTTGAAACAAACTTGTTTTTGTCTGGCGTAAACTCATCAACAACATCATCCCAATCATCAGGCTTTTCCGGTTGAACCAGTGATATGTAGTTGTTCATGAATGATTCAAAACTATATGAGAATGTATTTGGAGTAAGCATTATTGATTTGTGTTTACCTTTGAATAGACAGCACCGCCCTTAGCACCAGTACCGGGAACAAATGGGCCTAGTGTACCAGTTGCGGCTGGACTTGTGGGGAAGCCAATGTTGCCGATGTGTGTATGGTTATTTAACCAAGGCACCAATTCACTTACAATCCATAATGCTAATTTGTCGCCTAGTACAGAAGGTTCAACAGCAGCATCTTCACCAAGTTGAATTTCTGGCGCTCGTAGTGTATCTTTACCCTCTACATCATGTGTTCTAGTTTTTGCAATGGTGACATCTTGACTACCATTAACAACTAAATCATCATTACCACCAACATATTTAGATACATTTCCCTCGATACAAACGTAATCATCACCCATCACAATAGAATAATCATCCTTGACAACCTTAACTACCTGTGATCCATTTGGGTGTATTTCATAAAATGTTCCTGTTTTATGATATACATGAAGTCTTTCAGCACCTTCTGTATCATCTGTTTCAAACGTGTGTCCCGAATTTGATTCTGTTACTTTGTTGTTTGGATATACACTGTTATAAGGTGTTTCTGGTTCTGACCATGTTGATTTGGTTGTATTTACGTTATTGCGTACACTGTCTTTCTTTTTCTTGACAATTGTTTCATCAATGTCTTCATTTCTGGCAAGCTTGTTGATATCGTTTATACCATCAGGTATACCGTTCAACGAACCAATAATCATTCCGTTTTGTAATGTCTGATCAATGAAATAACCAAACACCAAAGACCCGATGTTGTATTTTGGGTTTGTGCCAATGCCACCTTGTGATTCTGAGTTATTAACAACGCACATAAACCATTTCAACTGGCTTGTGGGTAGCTCAGAAGGGTTTTCAGAGTGATAACTGACAACCCTGACCCGAACCCTACCTAATTTTTCTGGGTCGTTCACGTCCTCTACAAAGCCCCAGAATGGAATAAACGGCGTTCCTATCATTTACCAACCTCAAATGCGTCTTTAACTAATTTCATAGTTTGTGTGTATTGAGTTCTTTTTAGTGTGTGTTTTATTTCAGCTACAAGAAACTTACCAGAATACGGGTCTGGGATTTTTCCTTTGTTAGCTTCTGTACCCCACACTGGCAAAGCACAAATAATGATGCTTCCACACACGTTGTTTGTATCACCAAACACGGTTATTCTTGCCGCATATCTCTGTGTGTTTAAAATAGTGTTGATATTTTTTAACCTAAAGTTCTGAAAAGGTTTCTGAAAATCATCAACATAGGTATAAAGTTTGTCTGTGTTCTTGTTATTTACTAGCTCATTATTAAGGTTTGGAGTCTTTGCCAGCGAATTTGTTTTGTTAAACTGGCTTATATTGTCATATTCACTTTTGTAGAAGCTTTTTTCAAGCAAATTTAAGTTTGTGCTACTTGAACCCAACACACCATCATCAATCTGTTGCATGAAATCAGGGACATCAATAATAGAATAATCTTGAATGGCTGAAAATGATTCTTCTTCTTTTTTTGAAACATCATCATAAATGTTGGCTGTCTTATATTTGTACTGTGTGATTGGTTCTTGCTTGTACAAATACTCAATAGGAAAATAACAAAATTGTTGATTGTTCTCAAAGTAAAGATACCCGCTTTCATTGTTAACTGACATGGAACGGCGCGACAAATTAGCAATGACCTGAATCGGGTTTTGATTAGCCCCTACAAAGTGATTAATTTCTTTTGTTTCTACGCTTATAAATTTCTTAGTCGAAATTTTTTCATGAAGAGACTTGACAATATTCGAACACACATCATTATATGATTTGGTGACTCGTGTTCTTGAATTGTTAATGATTTCATCTGAACAAAAATTTAAAAGCAATCCCGATGTGTGTTCGTTAATACGTGTTGGTGGTGAACACTTATACACAATTCCACTGACTGAAATTTCTTTGTTGGTTCCAGATGTTTCAAAAACAATCTCAATTCTTTCCCCGTTGCCTAGAAAGTTTTCATTGTAAATTGAATTGGTATCCATGATTGTGATATTTCCAGACATACCAACACTGAACATGGATTCATAGATAGAAACATCCATAAACAATGGTATCAAGTTATGAGCAACCCCATCATCAAATTGTAGTTCCAACTTTTTAAGAACATACGAACCATTTTGTGTATACTTCATAGCCTTTCAGCTTCCTCATCATGCATATTGACATAATCACCAATATAGTCTGTTCGAATCAAACGAATACTTCTCTTTTCATCGTTCACTTCTGTTTCATATTCGTAATTGTTAACATCCAGTCTGTCATAAGCAGGGTGTTCAACCTGAACAAAATTCCCTGTCTGAATACTTACACTGTGGTGTCTTGCATACGGATCGTCATAAGTATTTACAATATACTGAACGAGTGATTCTTGTTCCATGGGCCATTCATTATAATAATCAACAATCTCATTGAAGTGGAGAATCACCCATGCCAGTTCTACATCATCATAAAGCTTATCAGCTAGTATAACAGGCGTGTCGCCTTCTTTTAAGTCATACTCAATATAATAACTAGGGTTTTTAAAAAGTGGATTGATGTAAAAGGATCGCTTTGCAACATCAACCACTGTGTAAGAATTACCACCCATTAAATAATTCAGTATAATCGGAAACTTTTTAAAATAAGCCATCTTAAAATCCTTCCGTATGTCTTTGTTTTGAAAGCGTTTCAAGCTCGAAAAATTCAAGCGTTAGTTCTGTAAAGAATGGCGAACCATCTGTGTATGTTGAAAAGGTATTATCACCACCATACGTCACGTTCATATTTGTTAATGCACAGGTAGAGACTTTAAAAAGAAATTCGTTTTCTGTTCCTTTGTTTAAAAAAGAAATATCAAATTCCGATGGAAAAAGTTGATAATTATTGACATTTCCGTACTTAATTTCTGGTGCGCGATGAAATTTCAAAAGATCAATAATATTTTTGATAATCTTTTGTTCTTCTTCTGATTTTGGGATAAATTTAAAGGTGAAGCTGAATGACCTGTTCTGTACCCCGTTAAAGATAACCTCTGTATAGGGGTTAGATATACTTCGAGTGTATGCTTGCTTTGCATCTTTTGTGTTTATACCTGTAAGTGTTTGTGTCGCACCTGCAAGTGTGTTTAACAAAGCATCTGGTGCAACAGTCTTTGCAGCTTCCCACATGGATTTCCACGACTGTGTACCTGACAAGTCACCAATACTGGTTGCGGCATCAAAAACACTGCCAACACTCTCTAGATTGGTTGTGTTCCAATCTGCACCATACGCTGTCTGAATGTTATTAGGAATATACAACGCAATGCTTTTATCAATACGTCTTGTCGAACCTTTCATCTTACGGGCAAGGCTTCCTGACGATGATTGTTGATAAACTGGAACTTCACCATCAACAATTTTATATTTCTTTCCCGCGTATTTTGAGCCTTCAACCACATTGATGTTAATGAACATGACATTTCGTGTGCCATTGATATCAATGTCTTGTGGAAAAGAAAGTACGCTGTAAGCGCCTCGCTTATTTCTGTTTTCATTATCCAGATCATTATCCAGCTTTTTAAACATACTTGATGATATACTCATGGTTGAATTTCAACCTCCGTCATAATTTTAAATACCCAACCTTTGTTTTTACAATAGGCTGTTGCTGCTTTCCATTTTGCTTTGTTAACGTGATAAGTGATGACTTCGTTCAAGTATCGTTCTTTTTTCTTACCTTTAGCCTTTGGAAGTTGTGTTTCTCTAAGGGGTTTGATTTCAATCAGTGTAATAACTCTTACCCCGTTATTATCTGCAACCACAAAAACATCTGGATAATAACGATGAACTCTGTTAGTCTTAGGAGAAACATAAGGAATTTCTATAATTTCTGCCCCCCATGCCACCACTTTTGGATTGAGGTCAAATTTCTTGAATACCTTCTTTTCCCAGCCGCTCCGAAAAACGCATTTTCTAGGATCACCCAAATATTTATCAGGGTTTTGTATGTTATAAATCCCTTGGTGATATTGACCGCGTTTATTTGGTGGAGATACGTTTTCTGCCATGCTGATTCCTAGCTATTTTGATCACATGACTATTTATAACGTGGTTGTTGACAGGAATTTTTTGGTGTGTTAGTATTTTACCCAACATAAAGGGATAAAAATATGAAATACAGAAAAGCACTAAAAATACTAAAAAAAGAAAAAGGACTTGTTTTTGATTCAGATGATGTGTATCATGTATCTGAAAGACTAGAACTTTGTGATATATTTCTTCCTGTAACAATAAAAAACAGAATAGAAATTCTTCTTTGGATTGTTTCTTTAACAAAAGAAGAAGACTATAAATTACCATCGAGAAAATACAAAAAAGTATATATACACAGAACCCGATACAAATATAAAAATAAAAAGCAAAAAAACTTTTTTATGTCTAAAAGATGGAAAAATTTAAGACAAGTTGTTATTAATAATTATGGAAAGAGATGTATGCGGTGTGGTGTACTTGGTGGGCCTTGTCATATAGATCATATATTTCCTAGAAGTCGCTATCCAAACTTGGAGTTTGATTTTGATAATTTGCAAGTATTGTGTAATGATTGCAATATGAAAAAATCAAACAAATTCTATTGTGATTTTAGAAAAATTAGTGATGAAGAAAAAATGATAATTATTAGAAAGGCTAATTGCTTTTCTCTTAATATAACAAAAATTCATTCAATGGATGGTTGACACCCATCCAAAATTCCTTTATACTGACTGTAGAAATTGAGAAATACCTACCCAAAAGGAAATACATTATGAACACATACACCACACCCCTCATCAAAGAAGCTGCAAAAAGCGCATTTTCGTCAGCCGAACTCTCCGAAGTAAATTTTGTTGTTGTTGTTGACATGGGAATGAACGATTTCACTGTCATTGATTATGACAACAACTTTGACGCATTGATCCCAACCGTTGCAGACATATATGACCCTGTGTATATTGTTGACCGTAACCTAATCGTGAGTGAATTTTCATGAGATACGTAATTCACATTTTCTGGTCAGACGATTCAATCCCTGAACGTCATTGCTCTACAGGGATTGAAGAGGTGGCGCACTGGCAAGCCAAGGTCATCAGTATGACAGAACAGGTTAAGGTCAGTGTGTTTGATACTGAAACCAGTGAACGAACCTTTTACGATAAACTCCAAATGCCAAATAGGAAATAACTATCATGGATAGCAAATTGATAAGATTAGTTAATGCAATTCAAGATATGGATTGGGGATTGGATAATTCTCTTTCTGCCCCTGAAAAAGAAAATTTTTGGGTTCAGTATCCAAACAAACGATGTACCATGAAACACAATAATAAGAAAAGTAGGATGTCAAAAAAAGATAGGATAGAAAAGAGAAAGCAAAAGAAATCTGCAAGAAAGAAAAATAGGACTTGACCCCATATACAAAATGACTTATACTGGTTGTAGAAATTGAGAAACACTTAGGAGATTAACAATGAAATATTCAGACGTTGTTTCAAAGAATCTAATTCTACCAAAAAAATCATTGTATACAATGAAAGATTGTGATAAAGTTCTTACAAATAGTTTGTTTGAAAAGAAAACGCTAACATTAAGTCAGGCAGTTTTTATCGTAAAATGTAGTGCAATTTACCACGACACAGACTATAGTAAATCAGTAGGAGATTATTCCTACGCAAACGGAATATATACATGGGTTTCTAAAACTGAGTCTGCTTAAAATTTTACTAGGGGATTAGATAATGTCTGTAGCAAATACAATTCTTGAGCAGTTTGGTGGTGGTCGTAGCACATACATGATTGGCGCTAAAAATCTTGTATCCCACAACGAAAAACGTGGTGGTGTTTCTATGAAGCACATGAAAACCACCATCAATTCAAAGCCTGCTAATTATTTCAAAGTGTTGTTAAATGAAAATGATCTTTATGATCTTGAGTTTGGTTGGATTCGTGGACACACTTACACAGTTCGTGAAACTATTGAAAACGTTTACGCAGAGGACTTAAAACCCGTTTTTGAAAATACCACCAAACTTTACTTGACTATGGGAAAAGTGAAAGTATGAGCGATTTTGAAAATTCAGTAAGAAGGTTGTACTGGCTTGACGGATTGGGTCAAAACGGAAAAGATTGTTTATCAGAAATTTTGTATGAATTTTTAGAGGTTCCACCAACAGACACACAAATTGAAAAAGCATTTTTATTGATACCTTTTGACGACATTTGTGACGCTATGAAATTTGGAATGTCTGATACAGAGGTCAGAGAAAATATTTACACATATTTCGAAAAGAATCCCTTGTAATTCAGACCTCAGTATGAGAAGATGCCCTTGCACTGAGAGATTGACCAACCAATTTGAATTAGGAAACTATATTATGAGCAACGTAACTTATATTGATCGTGAATTTTCAGCCCGTTTTGATGAAGAAATCGCGCCAATGGTTCTTGAAACTTATGATGCAGATGATAGTATCGCATTTAATGAGTCTTTCAATGACTGGACTGATAGCCTGTGTAAAGATGGTGATATCAGCCAAGAAGTTTATAACAACGTGTGTTATGTTGGCAAATATTCAGGAGAAGAATAATGAGCGTTTATGAGAATTTGGGATACAAAGATCGTGCTGATTATCTAGAATTTCTTTCTGGTAATCTTGAAATTGATATTGATACCGTGTATGCTTTAGCAGAACTACTAGGCCCAACAGAAGATTTTGACGGTCTTGTTAGTTCACTTGAAGACATATAAATGAAACGGGCCTATACCATAGCGGTCTAATGGAACGTACTCATAATGCGTTATACTCGTGTTCGAATCACGGTAGGCCCACCATTAAACTCAGGAGAATTATTATGAACAAAGAATATTCTGATCCACTTCTCGTGTGTACTTTTATTGTTGCTGTCTTGATTGTTATCATGGGAATCTTCGCACCAAAAAAAAAGCAACAAAGTCAAGAAATGAATGTGTCAATACAATACTGCGAAATGTGGCAAATCTGGCATGACTCAGATGGAGAATATGGTTGGCCTGATAAAAACAATTCCTATGAGAAGTGGTGTGTAGAATGAGCAGAGATAAACTAGAAAGTTTAATATTGCAAGGAAAAAATATAGAAGATGTCGTTAATGAGTCAATAAAGAAAGGTGTTGAATTTAATATCATAAAAACTACTTCTAACAAGGATATGATTAAGTGTTATGAATATCTCCAAGAACATATTTTTTTAATTCAGTATCATGCTGACAAAATGGCAGAAGCGATATCAGAACAGTGTATGGCTGTTTCAGAGGAAGAATGCTTGATAGCGGATTCATTAATCTTTAACGCACATGAAGATTATCTGATTTACAAAGAAGACAAAGAGACTTTTTAAATGGATAAATTACACGCTCTTGAATGGCTTCTTCTCCAAACATAATTGATGTTCGGTTCCCTTTGAAACATCCTAAAAATTTGTGATGGGACTGTGTGAGAGCTTGATGACACAACTTTAAACATAGACCTACATGAACGCATAGGGCAAAAAGAAAGCCTCTTAGAGTGTGTCTAAGAGGCTTTCTTTTTGAGAGAAATTTAATATTAAATTTCTCGAATTTTTGCAATCACTATTTGTCTCCATTCACCTTTTAATCCATCAGCATTAATCTTAGTCACAAGAATATAATTTCGGTTATCAATAAATGGTAAATCTATAGGTATATCTGCCCTATATTCACCACCACCAATATGAGATAGAGTAACAGATGCCATCAATTCTTCACTTGTTTTAAAAATATCAACCACAACAGAAGCGTTTTCAAGATAACCAGCTTCATTAGTTGATGTAATTTTTTTAACACCCAAGTATTGACTATTATTTAAAAATATCATCGTTATTTGCCTATGTTAATATTTGGGACTATTTCAGTTTCCTTTGCATCCAATTTTGACTCTGCAAAAGTCTTATCAGCTTTCATTTTTTGTGATATGGTTACTCTATCTGTATTCAATTTTTCCCTTATGTAAACATTTGACCCGCCGACATGAGACTTTATAAAAGTTGTGGCATTTGTCAAAAAACCAATAAGGAATGATCTAGTGCTAAATGCTTGTGTGCTAAATGCTTGTGTGCTGAAACTCTTTTCATCAAATCCAGACATTAGGAAGTACCTCTCCACTTGTCATTATCAGAACCAGACCCATACACTTTAGAATTGTTGATGGACAATTGATTAACGTCAAGTTCGTTTTCTTTAGTGAATACCATGTTATCTGTTTTGTCTTTGATTGATTGTATCAAAGAAGTTAACAAACTATTATCAACAACACCACCACTTCCATTAACAGAAATTGCTGTAGCTTGTACAGGAGTTTCCAAATTGACCAACACCTGAAAATTTCCAAGTGTTGGTGCAATAGGGTTTCCGCCTTCTTCAACAATCAAGTTGCCTGAAATTGTTGTTACACCATTTGATTCCTTTGGTCTAACTCGCCAACCATTTTGAAGAAATATATAAAGAGCTACAGGAACTTGACCACCAAGTTGTCTAAGTATTGGTCCGTATTTTAAATTATCCCCTAACACAGACCAGTCAACAAAAGCTGTCCATAACTGGTTAGTAGATACTGTAAAAGAATCAAGGTTAATAATTTTATTTTCTGGATCAAATGTAATAGCCATAATTCACCTTAGATATATGCGCGGTCTCTTTCTGCTACCAATGAAAGCGTCAAAGCTTTGCTTCGAGTTAGTGTACCTGTGGCTACTGCGAACTTAGAAGCGTTAGGGCGTATACCTATAAGAGTAACACCCTTGTCTGTACCTGCTGTTCCACCAAAAGAATCACCGTCATAGTCAAAGTCAAAGCCGATAGAACCAGATGTAATCACACCAGTTATATCAGAACCACTAGAATCTTGAACTGTAATAGCACCAGATTCACCATAGTTATTATCTGCACCAGCGGGAGAAGTATACATCAAACGATAACTTGATCCAGCACCCACCATGATATCATTGAAGTTAAGAGTGCCCGCTGCCGTAAACGGATTAGTTCTAACAATACCATTCTGATCAGTGAACTCGATACGGTTGCTATCAGCTTGTTGAATATTATCAACATAAACACCTGTAGCAGTTACCAGCGTTTCGCCAACAAAGGCAAGCAAAGCATCTGCTGTTTGTCCAATTACACTTCCAGTACCATTATCAATGTCACTGTTCTGACGTAGCAGGTATTGAATCTTTTCATAAATCTCTTCTAGTGTTGCACCATTGCCTTCAATAATTACTTGGTAAGGGTAATTAGTACCACCAACCAATCTATTCTGATCAGTCGCAAAATACTCAACATTGATTCCGGTATAAGGAGCGTTTGTTGCTATGTTTGCATCTGTTTCTGTAATCTTCAAATCGTCTTGGTTAGACAACAAGAGGTTTACAATAAAAGCACCGGTATCTGTTTTACCAGTATCCGCCAACACAGAATCAGCAAAAATCTTACCTTGCTCACGAACAAAGCCTTTAAAGAATGTTCTGTTGTCAAAACTACCGTTATCAGCATTACCAAAAACTTGAATACCTTCGTTAACCTGATCCGTAAATGTAAAATCTACAGGAGCAGATGTAGATGTAATTTGGTAGTATGGTTGTGAACCGCCACTGATTGATCCCAGACCTACGACACCAGCATACACACGCAACAGAGTACCAGCATCGTTGTACTCTTCCCAACCACCATCCCTCATGACCTGCCTTGTGAAGTCGTTAAGAGGTGCCCATCCGTTAGAATTACCACCAGCATCAATACCGATCTGATACTGACCAGACAAAGCATCGAGTGCGTTCATCGGGAATGGACTGTCTTGATATGTAGATGTTGCCCACAAGTCAACCAACTTTGAATAGAGAGCCTGAATAGTTACACCATCCTTTGCTGTTAAATTATTGCCAGCCCCTGTTTCACTCAGTCCAAATGTTCTTGCTACCTCGTCTATAAGTAACTCAGTACCTACGTTGAGACTTGATCTATCTGTAATTTTAGCCATTATACTTTACCTTTTGTTTTTGTAGTTACAACATAGTTTGAGTTTGAATACTTTATTATCCCATTTCCTAAATCCTGAATTTTTGTGGGTCTGAATAATGAACCTCCCAAAATAAAAGCGGTTTGATCATCAAAAACAAACCCAATATACTTCCCATCGGTTGTTTCGATAATTTGTCTTATCATAAGTAATTCCTGTCTACTCTAAGAGAAATAGGTAGTGTTGCACTATTGCCAGTAAGAGAATAGCCGTATGTATAATTAACTTGAAAACCGGGTTTAATAACACCTATATCAACATCAAACGTTCCGCTAAAGTTATACAGGAAAGTGTTACCTGCTTGAGCGTCAACACTTGCCAACACGTTGTCAGTGCCTGCTTCTAGGATTACTACATCACACCCTGTTTGGTTTATTTTTATAGTAAGTGTGCTAGTAACAGGGGGAGTATATATTGCCCCGTTATCTGACTGCATAGTTAATACACCGGCAAATGGATTACCGTTTTGATCAATGACTCTTACGCCTTTGTTGCCATTTGAGTAAGATGCTCTTACAGTTGAACTACCTGCCATTGGTATTAAGTCGTGCCAAAGCAACCCACCAGATTTACCACCTATGCTATTGTTCCTACCTAGCACTGCTTGCAAGTAATGTTGTATATCAGTCAATGTTAAACCTGAGTTTACCGAAGTGTCACCGGTAACTGTTATTGAAAAAGGTAAGCCATTCCATGTAACGGGCGAGGTATCTGCAATTGTAATTCCTGTATGCGCTAAGGCAGTAGACAAAGACTGAGTAACTAAATTATCGTCGCTTAATGCTACGCTTTGTTTTATAGCATTACTAATTGGAGAGTTTAATGAAGCCCAAACATAGCCGTACTTTCTAATTCTAATTCTAAAAGGCCCAAAGTATGTATTAGCTTCTTGAAACTCTGCAAGTATTTCAGGAACTACGCCGCTTGCATCACTTATTACAGGATTGGGTGAGCTATCATTAGCTGCGTTTATTCTAACGCAAACATCTTCTAAAGCTGCACCACTTGAATCAGTTGTAACATAGTTTACTGATTTAAATTGATGGGCATCACCAGAGTCAGTACCAAAAGTTGTACAATCAATAAAGTCAATTTGTCCATCACCTGCATTATTAAAAACAGTTCCATTACTATCGGTAAAAATAGTATCTCTGAAAGTACCAGTAAAAGATTCAAAGTTTTTCATCACTGTGTCATTCTGGAAGAATATTACAGAAGACACTGGGCGTGTAAAAGTAGCACCTAATGACCAAGCAGGGACAGCGTTATTATTACCAGACATACGACATTGCGCCCACTCAGTAGCTTCATGGTAAAATCTCCCACCCATTGGGCCATCAAAAGAACAGCCAATAAATCGAGTCGGGCCTCTCATACGTTGAAAGCTCCAATCACCTGATGTGGGATTCTTAGTTTGAATCAGCGACCCGTAATAGTTAATCACTGCCCCGTTGCTGTCTTTGCTATTATCGTTTTTGTAGTAACTATTACCAACCGTTGATGTTTTATTAAAAAATATGTTACACCCGTTAGTTGTTTCTACTGAGTTATTCTTTTCTCCACCCCACAACAATCCAAACTGGATTACTGTTCCTGAATCAATATTCCACAAAAGTCCATTGTCTCCATGCTTCATTTCTAGGGATATGTCTGTGTCACCAAAAAAGCCATCATTAATAATGTCCCACTGTGCATCCCACTGGAAACTACTATCGCCAATTTTTCTTAAGTTAGAGTTTCCGATATCGTGTACATCTTGACAAGTGTGAGCCACACGGAAAGTTCCCGAAGCACTACCTAAGTTTCTCCAAGCATCATGTACAGTTATGTTATCACCAGAAACTCCTGTTACTAACCTAACTTGTGTATCAGTTGAACTAGAAGTTGAAGGAGCGAAAGCAATTAACCTACCAATCCAACTAGAACTAGAACTTGTGCCTGATGTGCGAGTAAGGGTAGTTCCTGATATTGATGCGTTACCGTCAGCAAACGAACCGTTTATTGTTACTTTGTTGTTTCCATATGAAACTGACATTTATAGATTACCTGATTGTGTTATTGTAGTGCCACTTAAAGAAAATCTCATTTATTTATATACCCACTGTTTTAATTATTAACTTAGAAGAGAAACAAACCACTTTAAAATTTCTTTCCAAATTTTTCTTAACGCACTTGCAAATCCACCGGAGGCATTGGAATTCCGGTCATAGTAAAAGTTACAGAATTAGACCACGCAGATTTTGAATTCGGTCGTGACTTGACAAATGAACGTAGGGCGATTTCTTGATCGCCTTTGCCAAGCTCAAGTTCAGCTAGTGGAGCTTCATACTGACCGTCAGGCTGTAAATCACCAACCAATGTATAGATAGGAACAAATTCTTCATTGACTTTCTGACCAACTTCGTATTCAATAGATTCTTCAATAGGAGAACCATCTTCAAACGTGGTTGGTGCTGTCCAAACTAATTTAGTAAAATTTTCCATTTTATTTTTCCTCTGTATGTGCTATACTTCTATTTATAAACTCTGATGGAGAAAAGTTTGTGGCTAATAAAATGATTTACGCAAAGGACTTGAAATCTAACAGTATAATTTTTATCAATAACACTGCTGTGATGATAAAATTTGTTGACGTTGGCCCAAAATCTGTGTATGCTAAGGCTCTTGGTGGCAAATCGCTGTCGTTTCCTGTTAATAAAGTTATCGAGGTATCTTCATGAAAAGATTCATTATTGAACCTCTTACAATAGATGTTTCCGATCCAGTCAAGATCAATCTGAACTGGTGGTGGCCACTGAGTGCAAAAGGATTTGGTGAATACAGTCAATTTATTTCACACGTTGTTTATTACAAACTAACAAAATCATCACATTCATTCTGTATTGAAGATGAGTTTGAAAAGAAATACTTGTTGGTTGTGAAAAAGATTGACAGAGACTGCTTTCTTTCAATTACTCCAATGATTGAGAAACTTGAATGATGTTCTTATTCGATGATACATGCAAAGTAGTGAACAGATCAAAAGACATATACGATGTCTACATTGGCAGGCCCAGTATTTTTCAAAACCCTTATGTTATTGGAAGGGATGGAACCAGAGAAGATGTTATCGAAAAGTTCAAATCTTATTTCATCGACAAGATAAAAACTGATAAGGACTTCAAATTTAAAGTTGACAGATTGAAAGGTAAAGTTCTTGGCTGTCACTGCAAACCAAAAGATTGCCATGGTGATATAATAAAGGCTTATATCGAAGGGAAATTAAAAATTGAAATGCCAAAAAATGATTGATCATCTACAATCAAGACACTTTGAAATACAACGATACAATGGTGTTTACATTTCTGATGATGCTGCCTGCCTTACGTTATGGAACTTATCAGGGCAGATGTGTGGATATCAGCAATACACACCAGCCGCTGGAAAAGAAAAAAGAAACAATCCTAGAGAGGGTCGGTACTACACTTCTGTCCATGGAAGAAAAAATGAAAAACCGATTGCAATTTGGGGTTTGGAAAGTTTAGACTACAGAAAGGACATTATAGTTATCACAGAAGGCGTTTTTGATGCTGTGAGGTTCCACAACTACAATATTCCAGCCGTAGCTCTTCTTTCATCTAGCTGCAAACCCTATAAGAACTGGTTGCTTTCACTAGGGAGAAAGATTTATAAAGGTGAAGATGAATCTGGTAGTGGGTTAGGCCCATTTCCAAATATAGAATGTCCAGAAAAAGATTTTGGGGAATGCTCCATTGATCAGATGGACAAAATCATAAGGGAGAATTTTAGATGAGTAAAGATAACAAGCCAACACCAGAAAACATTCGAAACATGACAGATGACGAGCTACAATTCTCATTCGATGCATGGCAAGACGAAAAGAAGAAGCTATTAGAACAATACGGAAATATGTGTAGAATCACTGGCGCTATCTGGCGTGAGATAGCAGAAAGAAAATGTGAAAAAGAGATTGACGGATACAAAAAATTCCATTAGTATTAAATTGAACTAAACCAAAAACTGAAATTAAAAGGAAATGAATTATGTTTTTCTCAACCGGGGCGACCCAGATTCCAGACTCTGATCTTCCGGATTATCGCTATACGCTTGAGCGTGACCGGGACAACAACCCAGTTACCCGATTGATGACTGGATCGGCCGTGAGCCGGGTTCAGGGCATCAGCATAATAGCTTCGGAATATCGGGATGGCAGCGGTGCTATCGCTTACGTAACATCAGTGACCCCGGGCTTTCAAAGCGCCCGATTCGAGGCACCAACATGGCAAGAGGCGTTTCGCCTCGGCGCGGCACACCGCCGCAAGTTTCTTTAACGCGCATCAGGAGGCCGAATCATGGCTAAAGCAAAGCGCAAGGTAACGGCCTTGAATTTGAACAGTACGCAGATGCACGACATTTGAAATTTGTTCATGGTAAGGGTGTTCCAAAAAGCGAAATTCACAAAATTTACAAATAGGTAAAATTATGTTTGTTATTGTAAAAAATCCAGTATACGTAAAAAATTCAAACCTCATTGATATCAATAGTGGGTTTCAGGTATCAACTATGCGTGTTGACTTTAGTGAGTTTTCTTCCTTAAAAGAAATCAAAGAAACTTTGACGTATATGAATAGCGTGAATGTTCATCTAATGAATGATCGAGAAATGGTTTTTCGATCAGATAAGATGGTTGAGATGATTGAGCTTCTAGAAAACATGACTTCTTCTAATGGATTTCGTGATAATAGACTATTGACCAGAAAAGCTAATCTTAGATGGGCTGTATTAGATTTGCTAGAAGATGGTGAGGAAGAAAAAAATTTGCCTCTCAGTAAGAATTCAGGTATAGTTTAGGTATAGATTATTCATTGAAGAGGATTTATGCGATGTCTAACTCAAATCGAATCAAAGAATTTGTGAAGTCTGTTAAGGAAGATAGAGAATTCGGACACATCTATGCAAGGGTTTCATACAACGATGATTTGATTACCCGAGAAGGCGTTACACAAATTCGCAGCAAGAAACACAATATCCAAGCAATGGCTTGGGATGATCTTGGAAATATGACTGCTTTGTATCCAAATGGGGCAATTCGTCAATACATCACTAAAAAAGAAATCCGTGACGCTGGTATCACAGGAATTTAAGAGGAAGTTAATAATATGGAACACATTAGTTTTGGATCGGTGGAATCTCTTCACAATAAAGTTAAGGAAGCTTATCGATATAACATTCAGAAGAATACGTTTTTTGCTAAGCCTAAACTTCATGGAACAAATGCAAGCATTGTATTTACACCTAATGAAGTATACGCGCAATCTCGTAAAAACGTTCTCAGTCTAGAAAATGACAATGCTGGTTTTGCTCGTTGGGTTTCTGAGCTTTCTCTTTCTAATAAAACCTCAGATGGAATTACGTATATTTTGTATGGTGAATGGGCTGGCCAAGGCATTCAGAAAAATGATGCAGTGACTAAAATTGGAAAGAAAGCATTTTTTCCAATTTGTCTTCGTCGCATCTATAGTGATGATAGACCTGATCGTGTAGATAATGAAGAATACCTTATTAAATCGGGGCTTGAGAATATGGGGATTGCTGATCATCCAGACATTCACATCATTCCGAAAATGGGAGAAATCAGCATTTGTCTTAACGGTGATGTTGATCACCTGACACAAGTAGAAACTTATGTCAACAAAATGGTTGAAAGTTTCGAAACGGTTGATCCATACATCAAAGAAGAATTTGGGGTTGAAGGCGTTGGCGAAGGCGTGGTATTCTATCCAGACACAAACGATTGGAACACATACAAGAATCTGATGTTCAAGGCCAAGACAGAAGCGCACAGGGTGAACAAGTCAAAGTCTGCGGCAAGTATGAAGGTTGAAGTGAGTCCTGATGTGGCTGACTTTGCTGATCGCTTTGCAACCATTCAGCGATTTGAACAAGCAATGACAGAATTAAACACTGGCTTTGACATGAAAGCCATGGGACAATTCCTCAAGTGGGTGAATGTTGACATCATCAAAGAAAGCAAAGACGAGCTTGAAGAGTCTGAGCTTGAATGGAAAGAATGTGCTAAAGAAATCACAAAAGTGAGCCGTAGTTGGTTCATGAACAATGCAAAAAGGATTACATAATGAATTTTAAAGATGTAAAAGTAGGTAAAGAAGTTAAAGTCGTATCAGAGTGTAGTGTTTGGGGACGTATTGGTAAAATTGTGAAATTTAATTCTTCTTCTGATGTGTATGTTTTATTTGATACCTTGCCATGTTCTTATGGAGGCAAAAATCCTGTTCGACTATCATCAAGGTCTCTTGAACTTGTGAACAAAGTAAAAGTAGAACCAGAGGTTGAAGATAACTTGGATGATGTGCGGATTGGTGTATTCTACGATTCAAACTATATAAAAACAGACACATTTATTACAGCTAATTATTTTTCTACCAACGAAGAAGTTTTAATTGTCAGGGAGAAAAGCAAAGAAGCCTGTATGAAAATCTTAGATGATTTAATTGTAGAGGGTGATGTCGATGATGATGAATATGATACGTTTGTATTTGATAATCAAAAATACAAAATCAAAACACAACTTTCTGTGGTGATTGATTATGATTGATACAAATGAGCCGATAAAAGCGATTTATCGGATCATTGAAAAAGTGACTAGATCATATTAAAACACTCCAAACAATGAGGAAGAATTCGTAATGACGCTTAATAAAATCATTAACCACAAAGGCGATGTGAGTTGCGTGATACAGTGGTTAATGGAATGAAGCTGGATTTTGTGAAGAAATTCTTTGTTCGATAAAGCTTGACGCCAGACCCTCAGTATGAAATAATACCTTTGTACTGAGGGAATACCGAATCAATTAGGAGATTAAACATGGAATTTATCGAAAGCCACACCACTATCACTAATGTAGTTATTGAATTGTACAGCACTGGTAAAGGATTCAAGACAATAACCCATCGTCCAGCAACCAAAAATTCAAAAGCTGAAACCAAAATCAAAACACATAGAACAGAAAGTGCGGCATACTCAAAAATCAATAAAAGTCGTAAAGTTATACGGGAATTGGAAGAGAAGTTGGCAAGAATAAAATAGTTCTTGCAATATCCACCTCAGTATGAAATAATACCTTTGTACTGAGGAAATGACGAAAAAACTAGGAGATTAGATATGAAAAACGCTAACCAATTTTTACGCGAATTGTTTCTCGACTACTTCAACAACTACCTAACCGTTGCATTGTTTGCAGAACATAATGAATTGAGTGTAACAGAAGCAACCTCATTGATTGAAATGGGCAGAAAGCTGCACGAAGAATATGTTGAACTGATGAAGAAATAGTTCTTGCAATACACACCTCACTATGACATAATATCCTTGTAGTGAGGGATGGCCCTCGAAAGAAAGCCTTTAGGAGATTACATTATGAGCCGAATTATCAAAGAAGTCGTTGCATCCTTTCCAGCCTATGATGTTATCAAGCCACGTAAATGTTCACTAACTGGTTTGCCAGTGTTTAAAGATAATGATGTTGTTGCAGTTTCAGGCAGTCGCAACTACAGGATGTTGACTTTCGGATCAGTCATCTCTTACGCAATTGAAAACAACGATGATCCGATTGAATCTTACAATGATGCTGTTGAACGTGGACACGATCTTCACTGGTTGAATAAGAATTGTGTTTCAATTACCTCTAACAACGAAGCCAAAGAAACCTACCTAGAACTGAACATTGGTGATGAGATTCTGTTTGAAGGTATCGTGTTTCGGATTGATACTTACTGGGACAAATCACCAAAGCTTGTAAAAGTCGGTACAAAAGAAGGTTACACTCTAATCTAGAATGAAAAAGCCTCGATTGAGACTTTTTGCTTAAACCACAAAAGGAAATGCAAATGATTTACATTAGTAAGGATTTTCGATTCAAGACAGATCAATATGGCCATACCCTAGAATCTCGATCTGATGGCAAGGTCAAGGCAACAGGCGAAGACAAAGACATGTGGACAGTGAGTTATCATCCAACACACAAACAGGTTGCTAAAAAGGTTCTTGAAACAGCCTTGAACAAAGAAACAGTTGAAGAGAGCGTTAATGAGCTTAACAAAATTCAAGACACACTAGAACGGCTTTCTGGGTCGCTGGGTAGTCAAATTACAAAAGTGGTGGAATCATAATGGATATTCATACTCGTGATGGAATTAAAGAACTAACTAAGATGTTAAAAGAAAAAACTCAAAATAATCCAAATTTTCTTGTAGAAGACAATCTCGGAAATTTTTTCATGAAGCTTGTAGCACAGAAGCTGGCCTATAATCACGGCATTTATTATGTTGATGCGGTTCGTATTTCAACTTCAATGAATGTTGAAACAGAAGTTTTAATGGAAGAAGATGATCCTATGAAAGACATTGATGACCTTGCAGTAATCTATGCAAAGTTTATTGTAGAGATGAATAACTCCATGTATGATGATGAGACAAAAGACATTCAAGTAATGCAAAATTTTGCATCACAAATGAGCTTCAAGGTCTAATCTATTATGTCTACTAAAGTCGAACCTCACCAATATACAGAAGCCGAAATTCAACAAGTGTTGATGTGGTATACGAAGATCATCAAGATAACATTGATGATTATTTTGATTCTGGTGTTCTTTTAGGAGGAATCGCTGGATTAGTTGACAAGCCTTGGAATAGAAGCTACATAAGAGAAAACGTTGTTCTTATTTATAATACAAAATAAAAGCATAAAATACTTTACAATCTGGTAGATTCTAATCAGTTTGTAAAGTATTTTCAACATAACAAAAATGATATAATTAGAATTTGAAACCAGATCACCAAGTCTGTATACTGATTTTAGAAATTGAGAAAATTTGGAGTCGGTATGTTTGATGATCTGGTTGTTAAGAAATACCCGAATGGAATGGTGACGTGTGAGTACGTACCATTCCCCAACACAAGAAACACGTACACACTCACGGTCATCTTTAACGACAAACGAGTAACCACTATTCTTGAAAGCAAGGTTTACAATCGCAAGGAAGATGTGGTAAGATATCTTTGAACTAACAGGAGATTGGATTATGAAAACATTAACTTTTGTACAAATATCAGATAGTAGGTTTTTGGGATCAGAAAAAGAACTTGAAAGCATACACCAAGCGAAGAAACATTTGAACCAAACGTTCATTACGAGCTTGTAATTCCAATAGAAGCTATTTTAATGTAGAATCGCTTGTTGGTAGAGAAGAATTCATTGCAATTCTGGGAACAGAGTTGTATGATCAACTAAAAGAGGTTCATAAAAATGACCAAAAAAAATAAAGCGTTTATGATTGAAGTCATTGAAGAGTCCTATGAGTAGAGAACCATAATCAGGAACTGGGTAGAGATTGAAGGTTATACAGAAATCGTTTATCAAGAATGGTGTATGAGTATTGGGCAATGGGTAGACAAAACTACGCTACCTGCTTTTTCAAAAGAACAGTTGCAGTGCTTTCAAGATTCTGTTAATGTGGTTCTAGAAAACTTTTTATAAATAGAATATGTTGGGGGTGACACCTTAGCAGCTTAGAAAAGATGTTCTCGCTCAGGATAATGGCGAAAACTCTTCCGGCAAATTTTGTTCAACAATAGCAACATAACATGGTGAAAGACCAAACGCCTTATTTAATGGTGGATTAGAGGTGGTGTTGTGGCGGGACAACTTTTCTAAGCATAGGAGATATGCGGGGTTAGCTCAGTGGTAGTAAGAAATGTCAACAAGAAGCAAACAAAAAGGATGGTTTAGACTTTTAAAACAGGTCAAAGAATCTGAAATGGAATTTCTTGAATACGGTGTAGAGAAAATCCGTTGGGAATCTCACCACGACACACTGATTGATGCCATATTTTATGATCGTCAACCAAGAACAATCCAGAAGTCTTGGAAGACCCATAGAAAAACACAATACAAACCCCTTTGATGGGGTTTTTTAGTTTGTGGTGATTGATAAATAGATACATAACACAAACGATAAGGTTTCTTTATGATTCCATTCTCAAAATTCATCAACGAGGTCAAGATCATTGGCCGTGGCGCTCCTAAGCAGCCGTTGAAAGACTCTGATACGATCAGGGTATACCATGGGGCATCTGATATTGAAACCATCGTCAAAGCCCTTACATACGGTCTGAGTGGCGACAGAAAAGCACCTAGACGCTACTCTTATGAAAATAACAACAATCCAACAGGTCTGTTCGTAAGTCCTGATTTGGATGTGTCAAAAGAGTTTGGTGATTACATTCTAGAATTCCATACCCGCGTGTCTGACTTGATAGCTCCTATTTGGCCCGGAGGTTCATTCACGGTTCAAGGTGGAATGGCACAGAGTTTTTCTGACGAAGATGAAAGAACAGTTGAACGAGCCGCACAAAAAGCCCGAATCACAAAAGACGCATCCGAACACATTCTCAAAAGTGAAAGCCCTGACGTTGCGTACTGGTTAATGGACACAGGCGAAACACAGGCATTATTCACTGGAAATCTGAACAAGAACTCTGTAAGAGCAGTGTGGGTGAGTACAAACCCCGAAAGAATCAATCAACCGTACAAAAGAATGAAGCCAAAAGAGTTCATGAAACAATTTAATACGACTGGTATTGATAATCGGTTTGGATCAAAGTTTGGGCCTGATAACATACAAGCAAAACAGATGAGGGATGTGAAAAATAGACTGGTTGAGCCTAGAGAAAACATTACACTGGATATTCTTGTTAGTCGGTATGTTGAAAAGTTTTCTCATATGACTCGTGACGGAATTATTGACATTCTCAGAAAAAGTCCTGACTATATTGATCGCGCTGTCTGGAACCAAAAACAAGTGAATCAGGTTCAGAAAGACTTGCAATCACTCAAAAAATAAAGAGAATTATAATGCTACCATTCGCAAAATATTTTTACGATACACAACTAGATGAAGCTAGAAAAAATGCAGCACAGCCATCACAAAAGAGAATGGATGCTATAGAAACACTTGCTCAGTACGCTAAAGATAAAGACGTACACATTACATATACAATATTGGATAAAGTGGGTATAAATCCAAAATCAAAATTTCCTGATACACCATTAGCAGTATTCACATACCCACTAGCTCAGGTATGGAAAGACTTAAAATCTCATGGCATAACCAACGTACCATTTGCCGCAGGGCGGGCAAACTATGTTTATGTGTTAAGAGAAAAAGGTAGAAGTGTAGATGTTTCAGATTACAAATTATCCAATTTGAAATCCGATTTGAAATCTTTAGAAAAAATGTGGGGTGAAGAATCATACAACGAAATTATAACTGGTCACGAAAGTTCGCTTTCTGATATGGGTGTTGGTGATAGACAACACCAAAAACGAATAAAAGATAAACCATTTGGTTATCTGAAAGAACTATTATATAGGTATGGTGATTATATTAGTTCTTCAAAAGCTTCTTCTTATATGGCAACCGCACTAATAAAACTTGGTTATACGATAATTACAGATAAGAAAGGAACAGGACAGATTCACCCTTCTGAACCCATGCAAGCCTTTTTCTTGAAATCTAGCTCTTATGATGTTATTGATAAGATTGATTTGAAATATGGTGATAAGTCTGTGGCGAGTGTTAGAGATATTAGAACAATGCTTAAAGCAGGTGATACATTATCTGATGCCGATTTGTTGGATGCTATATCACAAGAACCGCGATTATTAAAATATGTGAAAAATCCTAGTGATGATTTGATCATACACGCCTATAATACAAACCTTGGGGAATGGTTTGCACCAAAGAACCCGTATAAGGATATGACAGACCATGATCATGACAGACCATCTCGTGGTATGGTGAAAGGATTTTCTGCCATAATGTCATTATCAAAAATCAGTGATCGTGTGTTTTCTTACATAGCTGCCAAAAATTTTGGTGATATAGTAAGATGGTCATTAATCAAAGAAAAAAGTCTCACACCAAAAAAACTTAATATTGTGATGGATGCTATTGATGAAAATATAATGGAAAATATTAAAATTAATTACTTAGTTGCTCTCATTAAAAAGACTCGGGGCGTAAGTGATTCTGATATGGACAAGTATATTGAAAAATTCCCGAACTTAGAATTTAAAGTTAGAAGTGACAAAGAGATAGAGAAAAAAATGCGTGATTCTATAATGAATGCTGAATACACTTTTCGATTATACGATGGGAGTTATCCATACAATGAAGTGTATTTTGATGCCTTGGCCGATAGAATTGAAAGTATAAAAAATTCATCTTTGCAAAATACCGAATTGAGTAAATTTGCTAGTAAAATTAAGGATACTAAAGGCTTTCCAAAACCACCAAAGCAGGTCAGCCAAAGAATGATAAAGATTCTTCTTGCCTATCACGAAGAAAAGAAAGATAACAAATTTTATACTGATATGAACGGCCCTAGAAGTACCCAAAGCGAATTAGAAGTTTTTGGATATAAAGGTGTTGCAATCGGATGAATAATCTGTATAATTAGAATAAATCAAAAAGAGAATTATCATGAAGCCATTTACACAATACATTCAAGAAAAAGTTGCACTGTATCACAGCTTTTACCGTGATGCCGTTCAAGCCGCTCTAGACGATGCAACAGCCAAAGGCTGGACATGGGATGATCAGAATGAAATGATCATGGCTACAAGCAACCACAAACCCTCTGTTGGCAAAACTACAAGCTGGACAATGCCTGTGTACAAAGAAAAGAATGGTAGAACAACAGAGGCATTGTTATCAGTTCAAATCTATGGAATGGATAACAACAAGTATGAACTCAACCATTACATTAGTCGATAGAAAATAATTTCACACAGGGCTTGCAAAAGCCCTTTTTTATTGCTAAGATGGTTGTGTTGAATGAGGAAACAACCAATTAGGAGATTAGATCATGGATAACACCAAGATGCTTGCAGAAACACTTGCTTCCGACATCGAAGTTGTTTTGAGAAAGAACTTCCCCAACGGGTACATTCGTGCCTTCTATTCAAACAACCTTGCTCCTGTCGTGTTCGTTAGCTTCGGTTTGATCGAAGACATCAATGATGTGGCTAACAAGATTCGTCACAACGATCCACTGATTCACTCTTTTTGTGTTCACATCAACGGCGAAGACAGCTACGAAGCAAGCTCTTCCATGAGTGGTCTTAGCGTTAACCCAGAGGCTGGTTCTTATATGGCAATGGGTAACATCAAAACCCCATTCCGCAAGACCACAGGTGACTCTAAGAAGATCGTAAAAGCATTCACACGGTTTGCTTCTCGTGTTGCCAAGATCGTTGAAGATAACAAAGCTGACATCTACGGTGTTGAAAGGATTGACCCAAAATACTTAGAAGTTATTTTGTAAATAGTTCTTGCACAAAATCCCTTGGTATGAAATAATACGTTCGTACTAAGGGATTGACCACTTACTAGGAGATTTTCATGAACAAGACCACGATGTTTTTAGAAACCATTTCAAAGACTGCTAAAAATCTGATTCTTGACAACATTGCTAATCATTACGGTATTAGCCGCGATGAAGCATTTGAAGAAGTTGTTGATGATGAAGCAGAACATTTGTTAGAGTATGTAACTGGTGTCGAGCGTAACGCGACTTTGATTCTGATGAAAAAATATGGGTACGCATAACATGATCAATTTCTCTAAAGTAGTAGACACACCCAGTCAGTTGTGACATAATATCTGTGTTGAGTAAGGGGGGACTTCCCCAAAATTGAAAACCAAAAGGTAATATATTATGAAAATGTTCTTTGACGCACGTTCAGCCGCACGTAACTTCAAAAAATCTTCTGTTAACGCTGTAAAAGTTGTTGACAGCAAATCAAACCCAAGCGCAAAAGGCAGCCGGTGGGCTGTAGTTTCTCCCAACCGAAAAGCCTAACATCTAAATAGTTAGTATACACTGAAAAGGCCATTCATTTGGCCTTTTTTCTTATCGGGAACACTCATGACAATCAGCAAAGATTTAGCTTCAAGGTTAGCTAAGTACAATAAACCAACAGAGAAAAACTACATCAACAAAACAGGGTTCTGGATTTCTCCAAAAGGAAAGATAACAGACACCAACAACAAGAATCATATTGATCAGATTATATCCTCACCCACCAGTTTTAATATTAGTTCTAGTTACATCAAATCCGAACACGAAAAATACGGTGAGCGAATTGGTAAAGAAGGGGATGCTCGTGATAATATCATGACAAAGGTGTTGCAAGATGGCTGGATTCGTGTTAGGGCGCGTAGAAACTTTATCTCTGTTCAAGTCTGGGAATTCTCACGCAAGACGATTAAGAATTTGGAAGACTTTGCTACACAGGGGCTAGAGTCTGGCTTTTCCGGTGAGTTTATACAGCCTAACGAGATGTTCAAGGTGTCTTCACTCAGCAATGGTAGAGCAAGGCAGGTTGAAGTTGAAAGCCTCGCTAAAGGGGGTCTGGTTGAGTCGTGTGAGTTCGATACATATTCAGGGTTCTTGATTGAAGAGTCCATGCCTACATTAAAAGAATTCATAAATAACAAGAAAAACGAACTAAAATAAAATGGGTATAAAAACATGAAAAAGTTTACTGAATTTACAAATGAATTGATCAGTGAAAAGCTGATCACATTTGGCGGAAGGGCTTATCCAAAGTTTGGACAAGTGGTTATTTTGGCAGGCGGAGCAGGTAGCGGGAAAGGCTTCGTACTTGAAAAGCTTCTGGGTATTGAGGGAGCTGTATTGGATGTTGACGCACTCAAGAAATTGGTAATGGGTTCTAAGGAAATGTCTAAGCGCATTAAAGATGAAACTGGACAGGACATTAAAAATTTCGATTTGAAAAAATCAGAGAACGTGTCTAAGTTGCATGAGCTTCTGTCTGATGTGTATGGCATTACCAAGGCAAACGAACGTAGAATTTTTACGGGTGCGCTTGCTGCCCCTGCTGATCGCAAACCCAACATTATCTTTGACGTAACTCTAAAAGATATGAGAAAGCTGGAAAAACTTACAAGGAATGCTCTTGAGCTTGGTTATCAAAAAGAAAACATTCATCTTGTATGGGTGATCAATGACGTTGCTATTGCCATGGAACAGAATACTGGCCGTGACAGAGTTGTACCAGAAGAGATTCTTCTATCTACTCATGAAGGCGCAAGCCTTACAATGCGTAAACTGGTTGATACAGATTCAAAAATTTCTAAGTATCTGGATGGTGATATCTGGTTTTCGTTTAATAAAGTGGGTGTTGATACAGAGTTGTCAAAATCTAAACAAGGTGGTTCTTATATTTCTGATGCTAACTACATTCAGATTAAAAAGAAAGGCCAAAAACCAATGAATTTGTTGGATATTGGTGATAGACTACTTTTGAAAATACAATTCTACACACCACAAACAAAAGCATGGAACTAAAAAATATCCTTTGACAGATGGGCACCCGAAGGTGCTATACTGTTGTTCTGATGAGAGATTAACCAACCAAGAGGAATTATTTTGAAAATCTACTTCGACATGGATGGGGTTATTGCTGATTGGGTCGCAGGATTCAATGCAACCTTTCCCATTTCCTACGATGTCTTTAACGCATTGCCTCGTGATCGGTATGATGCATATAAAAACCTGATCCAAAACACCCCAAACTTTTTTTATGACTTGCCCGCTTTCTCTAAAACTGTTTCTATTTTGAAGAAATTGATTGCTGATGGCTATGACGTTGAAATCATGACCAGCGCAGGAACCAACAATACCGCTAAAATCGTCAAGCAAAAGAAAAATTGGTTGAAGAAAAACGGAATCAATGCCCCGTTCAATTTCACCACCACCAGCAAAGACAAAGCAAAATTTGCGAGTCCAGACACTGTGTTGATTGATGATCGAGAAAAAAGCACCAAACCCTTCAAAGCCGCAGGTGGTAACATCATTCTTCACACTGATGGTAATAACCTGATGAAAGAACTTAAAAAATACCTGTAAATTGATTTACTATCATTGTCTATTATGAGATAATGAGTACGTAAGAGAAATAAACTACTTAGATTGATGAGATGCTATATTATGAAAAAATTACTCGCTATTACTTTACTCGTTTCTGCATTTTCCGCACCAACCCTAGCCGAAAATATATTCACACCAGATAACTTAGATGATTGGACCTATTCAATCTCATACAACTTTTACACCTCACACTACCTTAGTGATGGTTATATTGATGAGGATGATGGTAAATTTGTTGAGTGGAATGAAACCAACAATCTTTTTGGTTTTCGTGTTAATGTAAATGAAAATATTGGCTACTTCATTGCCACTGGTAAAAACAGTTTCTATGAAACATCGGTTATGAGTGGGATTGAATTTTCAACCGCTCATGAAATTATTGAATATGGATTTGATGCTGGACTTGCCACTGGATACGAGAAATTTGTGTCTTTTGAAGTTCTTCCTTTTGTAAATCCTTTTGTAAAACTTAACCTAAAACTAACAGATAAATTGACTGCCTCTGTGAGAGTTGGTAATATGAACTTTATGGCTACAAACGCCTTCTTTGAACTTAAAATGGGATTCTAAAGGATCAGAAATGAAACCACTACACTCTAGTAATAAGCTTGTTTCCAGTGTCAACAACACCACATCATTTAAAATGGAAACATCTGCTGAAACATTTGAAATTTTCAGTAGTCAGATTTACGAACACAAGGCCCGCGCCATCATTCGTGAACTTTCATGTAACGCACATGATGCCCATGTGGATGCAGGTAAGCGTGAAGTGCCATTCTACATCCACTTTCCAACAATATTTGAGCCATGGTTTTCTGTTGAAGATTTTGGCGTAGGTCTTGACGACTATGATATTCGGGGTGAAGAAAAGGTTCTGTATGATTCTGATGGTAATGAAGCATCACGGTATATGGAAGGTGGTATCTACACTACCTACTTTGCATCATCAAAGCGTGAAAGTAATGAGTCTATCGGTCATTTGGGGCTAGGTTCAAAATCACCTATGGCATACACCAAGTCTATGACTGTTGTAGCTAGGAAAGACGGTGTAGAGCGTCATTACGTATGTTTTATTGGTGAGGACGGACAACCCCAAACAACATTTAACAGCGAACATGAAACTGATCAGGGCAATGGTGTAAAGGTTAGTTTCTCTGTGTCAAGTGACGATTTTGAAGAATTCCGCAGAGAAGCACAATTTGTTCTTTCATTGCTTCGTGTAAAGCCAGAAAGCAACATCACTATTGAGCCATTTCTTTCAGAAGAAGAGTGTTCTGAATTGCGTGATGAAGGTACGCTGATCATTAAAAACACACATCCGTTTGTTCAACACGAAACAGCGGCTGTGTACGCTAACATGGGTGGTGTCGTTTATCCTGTTCGCAATATTGATTTCTACTTTCTAGGGAAAACTGTTCTTGTTAATGAAGATGCCTATAACACTGGTGAAGAAGATACACCCATCTATCACGACTTTGACAAGGCTACTGTTTCTTTTATTAAAAACGTGACAGATCGTAGCAATCGCTGCATCATTGTTAACTTTGACATTGGGCAACTTTCTTTCATGCCTTCACGCGAGGGTCTTTCTCAGGACACCACAACAAAGCTGAATCTGTATAAGAGATTGGTTGGGTCTTTTGAACAAAAAGTTTTTGAACTTAAATCAAAGATAGAAGAATGTGGATCACCGCTGGAAGCTATCAATAAGTTTGGTGAATTTTCATCACCTACTGATATGTTTGCCATGGACTATAATTATAAAGGTCAATCTATTTCACAGATTTCGCACAAACGAGCTTTTACAGGAATCCGTGATTGGTTAAGTAGTGAAGATTCAGAAAAGTTTGTAATGCACTACAAAGATTATGTTGGGAGCAACTCATGGACTCGATCAGAAAAAAATACGTGTGTGCGTAGGCAGAACATCTTTACAATGAATAACTATCATCTGTATTATTTGATGAAAGAAAAAAATCAAGATTCATTCGATTGTTTTTACTGTAATGAAAAAGATGATTATAAAGGACTTTCAAAAGCGATTCGATTATACATCAATCAATCTGATATTAATGGTGAACGGGTTATGTTCTTTTACACTCCTGTAGAATCAGAAGTGTTTAAAAAAGTTAGTGACGTTCTTTACGGCAATGTTCGGTATCGTCATATCTCTGAGCTTGTTGAAGAAGTCAAGGTTATTGAACCAACATTCTTTGATAAGAAAACTCGGGCTGTATCTGGTGGTCGAAAAGTTTCAAAGAAAAATGAAACAAAAGCAAAACTGATCAGATGGGATAGTAAAGAAAAATCTTATATTTTTACTGACAAACAGGTTCTGGTTAACCTAGACAAGTTAAACCATAGCAATTGTGTGTGGGTTAATTATTGTGATATGGGATTAAGCGCAAACTATTCCATTGAAGTAGGTGGGTCGGTACAAACGATATCACGATCAAAGCTTATAAAAATATTGGAAGATTTTAATATCAAGGTTGTTTTGATTGCCAATAAAAAGAATGGTGCTAAAATTGCCCGTTCTGGACTCTCTAACATCAATGAGGTGATTAAACCAGTCTTTGACGCACACTATGACACCATCTTGAAAAGTCGTGTGTATGCGCGTCTGGATTCGGTGTACAGGGTTGATGATGAATCTGAGATTTTTGACAGATTTGTTAGGATGCAATTTAACTCAGAAAGAAACTTGTTCAAATACCTTTACAAAAGCGACACAGAATATTCTCAACCAATGATTCAGTTTGTGGTTGACAAGGTGATTAAATTCAGAGAGGAAAATGCCTGTCAAGAAAATTTCTTTGATAGCCTGAGAGAATTTGTTGATGCGGAAGAGGTAGATAAGCTGGTGATCGCTAATAGATCGTTTGATTCTGATATTCATGATGAAATTGAACAGATTATGAAATCCATAAGAACTAGATATCCGCTTCTTTTTGGTGTTGACGAAGACGAATCTCTTGTGTTAGAGTACGTCGAGATGATCAATGAAAGAAACCACAAACAAATGAAATTAGCATAAAGGAAAGTATTAGTATGAGCGTGACACTATCAGCACAAAAGAAATTTGAAATTATCGAGTCATTCATTAGTAATGAAAACAAAACCAAGACAGGGGAAATACATTGTGTGAGCGCCCGAACGGTTGGGCGCATTGTAAAAGAGTATAAGTTGGTAATGAATCACACACCATACAACAAAATTTACACAGAAATGAACATTTTGGTTATGCCTGATGACAAAGTTGGTGATTATGCGTTTAATGTAACTGACTTAGAAACACTAGATGATATATGTGATGCGCTTCGATTGTATTCCAATACAGACTTTGCACATATTTCTCATTTTATTTTTTTAGGGGATACATTTAAGGATGTGTTTGATCGAGCTAAAGGCTCTTTGGTTGATGCAATTCCAGAAGATGACGAATACCAAGAAGTTGTTTTTGCATTTTCGAGTGAGCTTGATGAACTGGAAAATGTTATTGATGAAGAATTTGTAGATGCTATGGAGAAAGCAATTATTGAAGAGTTATCAAATCCTGATGCTTCTGATGAAGGTAGTTCTCTTATTGATAATTTTGATTGGAACCTGATTGCAACAGCAAAATCAATTACTGTTACTCGAACCAATAAAACAAGCTCAGAAACGAATTCGGTAGAGATTGCCAAGGGTAGTGAGAACTTCCGTTCTGCATGGACAATCATTCGTGAAACTGATATGTCTGATGAAGATGAGGTAGCTATCAGTGCTGATGAAATCTTCACCATGGCTGATCCAAAATCGGCTATTGAAAAGTTCAGCCAAGGGAAATTGACGGTTAACGTGAAAGAAGAGTGTGTTTACTATGATGGAAACCCCATCCACAACAGTCTGACAAATCGCGTTATCAGAATGGTGACAATGAATGGTATTGAAGGCACACAAAGTCTGATCAATTTCCTAGAAAAGTTGATGGAAAACCCAAGCTATCGCGCTGTCAATTCTCTGTATGATTTCATGCAACACAATGATATTGAAATTAACGGTGAAGGGAACTTCTATGCATGGAAACGAGTTCGTGACAACTACACAGATTGTCGTACCGGAACGTTTGATAACAGTGTTGGTGCAGAACCTTCAATGGCGCGCAACATGGTTAATGAAGACCCTGAACAAACTTGTAGTCATGGGCTTCATGTGGCTGCTAAACACTATCTAAACTGCTTCTATGGGCCTATTACATTAATGTGTGAGGTTGATCCAAGAGATGTTTGCTGCGTCCCCCACGATTACGTCAACGCAAAAATGAGAACTTGTCGTTATAAAGTAGTTGAAGATGTAAGCAATCAATTTAACTACTAATTTAATCAGGGGGCTTGCAAAGGCTCCCTTTTTCGTTTACTCTGGTAATACAACACATACAACAGGAGAAAAATAATGTTGACTTATTCGACACCAGATGGGGTCTATCGAGAACTTACAGTGTTTCACTTTAGGCCAATGATTTCTTTTATTGACAATCCAGAAGGGTCTGGAAAGATAACACAAAAGAGATGGCTTCGATTTTCAATTATTAAACAGAAAAGAGTCTATGGTACATGGGTAACAATGGAATTTCTGGACAAATAGTTCTTGCATCTGATCACTCACTATGAAATAATATCCTTGTAGTGAGGGACTAACCAATTAGGAGATTTAAAATGAAACGCAAAAACTTTGAAATTATTAAGAACGGTGTTTACCTTGAAACCAAACACGCATGGAACTCATCTATTCGTGCCATTGGAAAGAACATTGGTGTTGTCGCCAATGAGGAAAACACAACATACAATCTGACAGACTCAAATTCAACAAAAGTTGGTTTCTATTTTGAGACAGGGTATCGTGTTTGGACTGGTGACAACGGAAATGTTGTTAAATATGAAATCAATTTGTTAGGCTAAGAGAGTGTTCTATGAAAATTGTAAGTAATCATCAATATCGTTATTTTTTGTACGGATACGAATTGTCAGAAAAAATTAGAAAATCAGAATTTGATTATATGGATGATGGGACATTTGCAGAAGAAAATTTCATTCTATACAAGGGCGAATATTATTGCCTGAATGATTTTGTTAGAATTGTTTCTCCAACCGTTGATTGTGGGTTTGCTCATATTGATTATTCTGGCGAACTGAAAGGTTGGAATGGAATCTTTTCAGAGACTCACTTTTCTGGTCTGGTGATAAGTATTGGTGATCACGGTGACACATACAAAATTGGTCGATATTGCAGCTTGTAATTCATCACTTGTTATGAAATAATGGATCTGTACTGAGGGAATGACCTCTAACCCATTTAGGAGTTTTTGATATGAGCAACGAAGTAAAGTTTTTCGAATTGTCTGAGCTACTTTACAACAATGACCCTGCGGGGACATGTTGTGTAGAGAATGAAATGAATGATGAGTATGACGCAGAAGCCTATAAACTTTGTCTGTTAAAAGAAGATGATCTTAAAGATAACAAAGCTGTTCTTGGTATTTTTAGTGAAATGTTTGATGACAATTATGATGCAGAAGTCATCAAGAAAATCTTCCCTACAATCAAGCGCATCATCTTGTCATAGAAATAAATAATATAAATAGAGATACAACCCATAAAAGGTATTATCTCTAAAATGAAAACAATCAAGTCCATCCTCATTGAATCCCGCCAAATGGGTCGTTTCGCCTCAGTCAGAGGAAAAGGAAAACGATCTAAGTCCGAAGAACAAGAAGTAGCAAAAGATTCAAACATCTTTTTTAAATATCCTTTCAAGGGATGGAAGTTTGAAGCTACTATTCACGCAGCCGCACAAGAATATGATCGCCGCCCTGATATGCTAGAAGACGATTGGAAAGATTTTCATTCCCGCGTTTTTGACAAGATTGAAAAAATGAAGCCTATCAGTGGTGTTTTTGTGTTCTTTTCAAAAAAGTATCAACAATCATACATCGCCGCAGTTAATTTTGAAACAAAAACTGTTAAGATCATAACCGTTTTGCCTAAAGGTAAATCTGACCCCAGACAATCTGGTTCATCAAACGCACCCACTATTCGTATGATCATCGAAGGTCAGCAATACGATCTTGAAATGATCGAGTGTGAATAAACCATTCTAAATACAATTGAGTATAACAGATATAGGGAATAAAAGATATGCGAGTATTGCCAATTTGGGCTAAGAAGCCTAAGAATAAAAAAGAAGTTATTGCAACACCTAAAGGATGGGTGGTCAAAGAAACTGGTGAAGTCTTGGCTAGTTATAAAGGGCTTGATGAAAAACTAAAAGAATTGTTCAAAGAAATTGATCAAATTTCTTTTGTATCACCAGAGGCTGTAGAACAAGATGAAGAACCAGCACCCCAACAGAAGCAAGACGAACAAGAAGAAAGCGAATATAAAAAGACAGTCGAAGTAGCAAAACCAAAAGGTCGAGGCCGACCAAAGAAAAATGCAACTAACTAATAAGACGTTTAAGTTGTTCGCTATGAAAGCTTATGATAATCCATATTGCATTAGCGAACAAGAATTTGAAGAGGACTTGAAAAAAATTCAAACGATCAAAAAGATGATTTCAAATGAGTCATCTGATGAGAGTTCGAATATTCGTTTGTTGGTGAACTACTTCATTTCATTTTACAATGTGTTTGAACATAAGTCTGCGACAAAGATTATTTTTCATAAGTTGCAGCCTCATCACAAACCATACGCCAATGCAATATTGGCGTATCTTTCATTGCCTATTGGTGATGGTGGAGTGGTTGAGGAATTTTACGACCAAATAGAAGAAGAATATAGGGGAGTATAAGGCATGAAAGAATTTAAAGACTACTTACAAGAAAAGAAAGCTGCCGATGATCCTTGTTGGAAAGGATACAAACAGGTTGGAATGAAAACCAAAGACGGTAAGCAGGTTCCAAACTGTGTACCAGAAGCTGATGAAGGCGTGGATGAGTCAGACGCACCTACAAACGTCACAGCAGGCGTTGCTAATCCAGACGCACAAACCCTCACCAAAGGCTCTTTTGCTGGCTATCCATGCTTAGACGTGGACTCAGAGACATATGTGAAGTGTAGTCGCGGTAAAGGTAAGCAACCATACGCACGTTGGAAGAATTACGTAGGTGATAAAGACTTAGAAGACTTTATCAAAAAGAATTTTAACAAAGAAAAGAAACTACTCATAAAGAATCGGGACACAGGTTCAATGACGTTTCTAAAATAAGGAACTCATCAAATGTTTGCACTCATCAAAGCAATTCCACTGATGATGAAAACCGCAAAGTTTTGGATAATCGCGGCTCTTGTATCAAGTCTTGTTGGTGGTGTTACATGGTTGGCATACGACTATAGAAAAACACTACAAGAACTTGCGGTTTCAGAACAACAGGTTGATAATTTACAGAATCAATTGTTGGTTGTTAATGGCAGAATTAAAGAAGAGAGGGACAGAACACAAAGTCTCCGCAGTGACAATTCAAAAATATCCTCTCAGTACCTAGCCAAGATTCGAGAACTACAAGACTTGAAAGAAAATTATCAAATGCTCAAAGACAAACCCAACGAAGCCGCCTTAAAAATCGAATCATCATTCAACACGTTTATGAATGATGTGTCTTGCATTACAGGGGATGCAGCATTATGTCCAAAATAATTCTTTTACTGATGTTTTGCGTTATCCTATCAGGATGTGCGTCAACACCACCAGACATCTCATTCAATGAAACATTTTCACACCCAGAACTACCGAATCCTGTACAACCGTATAAATTTGATTTTTACGTGGTGACAGAGGACAATGTGGAAGAGTTTATTAATCAGCCAAAAGTATTTGTTGCGATTGAGTATCAACAAACTCTAGACTTTAGACAATTTCTTGAAGATATGAAACGATTTATGCTTGAAGCCAATGGTGTGATCTGCTACTATAGAGAAGACTTAAAAGAGCAATTTTGCGAAAACCAACAAAGGTACTTTAATCGTGGAAAAGATCAGCAATAATTTTAGAGTTTTGTCATGATTACATTTGTTAACAGATTCGCATTTAAAGAAATGCTTCGCAACAAGAACGCAGATTTCAATCCTTTAATTTCTACCAAGCTTGCGTATGTTTCTATTAGCGATACAAACCACGAGCAAGGGGAAATTGAATCTCTATTTACATTTACAGAAATTGATCCATATTCTTATATCACACTATCCTTTCCAGACAACGATGATGGTATCCCCTCAGACGAAGCACAGCGCCTTGTAGACTTCATTAAGAAACACCCTGATAAGGACTTCATAGTTCACTGCTTCATGGGTATATCGAGGTCTGGGGCTGTTGCAAAGTTCATTAACGAATACTATGATATGAATGATGTGATTTTGAATACTTACACAGGCTATAACAAACAAGTGTATAATAGTCTGAATGCTGTGATTGGTAAGGATATTGCATCTTATTACGCAGAACTTGAAAAAGCTGATAAAGGATGCTGGTCAGAATAATTTTTATAAATAGGTTATACTTTGAACAATAAGGAATAGTATTAATATGGCGTACATTGATAAAGGACTAACTCTACCGGAAGTATTTAAAAGAGTTGCAGAAAAAGAAACAATTGAAGAAAAGGCAAAACTGTTAAAAGCATACGAAACAAAAAGCTTGCGTTGGTTCATTGATTCATTGTATAATCGTGACTTATCTGATATTGTGATTCCAGAATACAAAGTTTCTAAAAATCCGTCTGGTATTGCTTTCATGAACATTAACAATTCTATGAACAGAATTGAAGCAGCTATCAGCAATAAAGATAAACCATGGATTGTGAATCGCAACTTAACATTGGTTCTGGAAGGTGTTACTTCTGAGGAAGCAAGTCTCATTGAAAAACTATTAAAAGGCGAACGCAGAATTACTGGCGTGTCGAAAACGGTTTTTAAGAAGGCATATCCTGAATTTTTTCGTACTGAGGAAGAGGTTCAATAATTTAAAGCGGGGATGGAAAAAGATATTCGCTTAAAATAAACCCCATTCATTCGTTTGGGGTTTTCAAAAATAGAGAGGATTAAAATGTCATTCCAACATGATAAAGGAAAAATTAAACACAATGCGTTGGCAGCATTGGTAACATCCAATGCCTTCTTACCAAAGAAAGAAAAGATCAAAAAAGGCAAAGGATCATACAACCGAAACAGTAAACACAAATCAGACTACTCACACAAACGCATTTTTTAAAGTGTTTTTGTATGAGTAGTTTTTTTATTTGACTACACAAAAGAGAATTATATGGAAAACTCAAACAAAAAACCAGTACGGATACTATTTCTTGACATAGAAGGGGTTCTAGCCACGCATCGCGCTCAGTTCTCAAAACTTGAAAGAGGGGCTTTGGAAGATTTTGATTCCGTGGTGGTCGAATTCCTAGATTCTATTTGTAGCAAGTATCTATGTTATATTGTAATAACATCCAGAAAAAGAAAATTATTTGACAGTGTTGATATTTTTAAGTCAAAAATGATAGGATGGGGTGGTGGGTATCTAACGGACTTTTTATTTCCTGATGATGATTTATGGAGAACAACAACAAAAACTCTCGATTATAAATCTTTAGAAATTGACGACTGGTTTGAAAAGTTTGAAAAGAAATTTAAAAATAAATTTTATATTGACAACTACGTTATTATAGATGACAATCTTCTTGGCTCTATATCAAAGCATGATGATCATTTTGTCTATGTTAAAAATGGATATAATGGAATGGGATGTGATGAGTATAGGGAATTAATTAAAATACTTGATAAGGAATGATTTAGTTATGACAATTGAAAAAGTTTTAGTGTGTGACGCATGTAAACAACCGATTAATGATAACAAGCTAGACGCGATTTCGGTTCTTGGTAATATCCATAAAACAGACTGTAATGAAACTAATGGTTTTGGTGGTAGGTTGTTTGGTGATTGTAATTGGCTTGCGATTGCGAATTTTGAGGCTCTAGATTATTGTGAGATTCCAGTAACCCACGTTCATTTAAAATGCTTGATTGATTACTTGCAGCCAAAGCTACGACAACGATAGATGTTGACACAATCCCTCATCATCTGTAGAATGGGTACTGTGATGAGGGAAACTTAGGAGATTAAAGCATGGCTAACATGAAAGCAGTGAATAAAGGAATCAAAGAAGCATTTCTTGGTGATATCGGAATTGAAGCTGTTCGTGGTGATGGATACGTCTATTTTCATGGGTTATATGGATTTGATAACGTAGAATCAATAATGACTCACCCTGTAAGCACCAGCACAGAAGATATGATTAGACTGTGTGTTGATAACATTGATTGTGCTATTGAATCAGGACTTGATATTTATGGAGAAGAATTGTGAGCTATGAAGAATTCAAATTAAAGTACGCAACCTTTCTTGTTCAAATGATGAGATATGAGCCTGATCAAGCTGGTTCAAACATCTATGCAGAAAAGCTTGGTGCGCTTTGTGATGAGTATCCAGAGTTTGAAAAGAAATTAGATGAAGATGATTGACACCAGAACGCATTTCCTTTATACTGAGTGTAGAAATTGAGAAATACCTACCGGAGATTAGACATGGACAAGATTCAATTCGCAGTTATCGAAGCCAAAGTTTCAAACGCAGTTCTGGCTTATGAAGAAGACTTTGCATTTCGTAATGCAGGTTGCTTAGATTTCGGGACTTGTGGTTATGCCATTGTTCTACTAGGATTTGGTCGCAAGCGTAAGATCAAGCAAGAATTTCTTGACGCAGGATTCATCAAAGAAAACAACACTTGGGACAGCTACGGAAAAAAGGAATATGTGTTCCAGCTACAAAAGCCAACCGTAGGAACTCAGTACATCGGTTTCTATGAAGATCGAGTTCGTGCCGCTGTTAATGTTCTTCGTGAAGAGCTTGATGGAACTGGGGTTGATGTTAATATGCATACGTGGGTAGATTAATTCAAAGGGGGCTTGCAAGAGTCCCCTTTTTCGTGTAGACTGTATGTATTGATTGGGAAAACTTAGGAGATTGAATATGAACATTACCAAAAGTCAGAAAAAGACGATTGATGATCGGGAAGCGTGGAAAGACATTTGAAACAGAAAGTGGTGAATATTAAATTAGCAATAAATACTCTACACAATATAGAAATTAAAAAAAAAAGGAATAATTATGAAAAGTTACGAAGCATTCTTAGAAGAAAGCAAATCAAACATGAAAATTAAAATTTTTAATAGTGATAACAATGTTGTTGGTAATCGTTTAGTTTCTGACATACACCAAAGGGCTGATGTGATTACTGGTGATATTTCATCATTTGCTACTGTAAAAATTAATAAAAAAGTGTATACTGTTAAATTGAATAGTTCGGGAACTGTTGGTAAGGTTATTTTAAAAAGAGCTTTAGAAATAAACTACAAAATTGTCTAATTGGAAATATCTGTAATGAGGAATTAAACAAACATTTTAAGAGATTTACTTATGAAACTTTTCAAGTATGTAGAAGCAGCCAACGAGTTTTACGTTTTCTACCCACACATCACCATCGGTGTTAAAATTGAGAATACCTTTGATGGCGAGAAGGCTGTTGTTTTTGAAGACACATACGCCATGAAAGAATTCTTGAATTACCTCGAAGATAATTCAGTTGACGTTTCTGAGTTAGAAGCATATGCCTTCGATTCATCATGGGAAGAGACTGCATTCATGATGAATGACTTGCTTGAATTGAAATAGGTCTTGACTCTAAACCCTTAGTATGAAATAATACCTTTGTACTGAGGAAATGACGAAACAAACTAGGAGATTACATTATGATCAACCAAAGAATCAAAGTTTTAGAGTCGGAAATAATTGTTTCTGAGTCCGAAGAATTAGCAATTTAGTTTTGATGATGGAATTTGGAAAGACTAAAACCCCCACGAAAGGAATTATACATGACCGACATCGTTATTGAAAAGAAATCATCCAAGCATCTTTATGAAATTGTCACAGTGATTGATGGGGAAATCACTAGCATAGGAGTTGAGGCAAACACCAGCACACAAGCGGCTTCAATAGCAAAAAAGAATGGCTACACAGTACGTGACGTAAACATGATAGGCTAAATTTTTATAGGAGTATCCACGGAAACGATTGTGTATGCCATGCAATCGTTTCTTTTTAAAACCAAACCAAAAGGTAATACACAATGGCTGAAATTTTTGATAGCTACACGAAAGCAATGACTCAATTTAACACTGTATTTGGAACCAATTGGCAGCGACATATTCACCCACAAGATCGTGATGAAATGTGTGGTTATCTGATTCGTATGCTTGCTGAGTCTGTTCGTCCTTTGTTTAACGTGTGGAACGCAACCACCAATCGACCACACGGTGTTGATAAACTGAGTGGGTGTGTTAAGACTTTGATCAAGACACAATCGGGTCGCAGCTACTATGTGGAAGCACCTACAAGGGGATTAATGTATGGAACCCATTAAATACGGGCGTAAGAAGAATGGTATCAAAGCCGAATTAACCAAAAAAGTTAATGATTGGCTAGACACTATTGATGACCCAGTAGTTCAGGAACTGGCAGCTAAAAATACCATTGTAACCGGTGGGTCAATTGCTTCGATGTTGCTTGGTGAGCAAGTAAACGATTATGACCTATATTTTCGTGATAAAGAAACGACACTGGCTGTTGCTAATTATTATGTTAACAAGTTCAATGAGGCTCAATCTTTAAAAGTTGGTGACGGAGTAGTAGCATCGTGTTCGCCAGAAGTTAAAGAAGACACTCTTAAAAATGCGAAAGGTGAACTAGAAGAACGTGTCCTTATCTGGCTACAGTCATCTGGTGTTGCTGGTGAAAATCAAGAGCAATACGAATACTTTGAAGGGAAACCACCAGAGGCAACACAAAAGTTTGTCGAGTCACTTGCTAAAAGTATGGATGATGTAGGCAAATCAAGTCATCGACCTGTGTTCTTGTCAGCAAATGCAATCACACTCTCTGACAAATTTCAGCTTGTGATTCGGTTCTACGGTGAGCCTTCTGAGATACACGACAACTACGACTTTGTTCATGCTATGAACTACTATGACCATGGGGCAAAAGCTCTTGTATTGAAGCAAGAGGCTCTAGAATGCTTGCTTAGTCGAACGTTGGTCTATGCTGGTTCCCTATACCCTATCGCCTCGGTATTCAGAACCAAAAAGTTTATCGAACGGGGTTGGAGAATCTCGGCTGGTCAGCAGTTGAAAATGATGTGGCAGATTTCTGAATTGGATTTAAGGAACCCAGTTGTTCTAAGAGAACAGTTGACTGGTGTTGATCAGGCTTATATGCATCAATTAATTCAAGCTCTAAAGAATGTGGAGCCTGAAAAAATCAATTCTACGTATGTAGCAGAAATCATTGATCGAATCTTTGATTAAATCCTAACTGGTGATGGGGTTATTCCCCATCACCAAAGTTTCCATGCAGCTTAACAATGGCGTTGAAATGTTCTTTTGTGACGAAGTTCTTTTGATTCTCATTTTGTAACTTCATCATCTGTTTTTCTAGTTCGTGACTTTTTTCACGAGTAATGTCAATCTTTTTTTCTAAGTCCGTTATTAATACTTTTATCAGATTAATCTCACCAAATATAAAGTCTCTAAGTTCTTTGTTTTTATTGTCAATCGCGGAATAAATCTCACTTATACGTTTGTCAAAGTGTTCTCTAAATTCTTTTAAGTCTTGTCTTGCCTCTGTTGATGTCTTATCTTGTGTAGTAACAATAGAATTTATCATTTCTTTGGTTGACTCTTTAAGTGCGACAACCATTTTTTCAGCGGATTGTTGTGTTTTTGTTGACTGAGTGCGAGAATACCATATAGCAGGAGCTACCAGAGTAAAACACATCCCAAATATAATTGATACTATCTGCCATATTTCTAGTTGTTCTGCACCCATAAGGATTGCCCACTATCTTTTATTGTGTTAGAATTTATACTACTATTTATATACTTAGGAAACGAACTTATTATGTTTCAAACGAAGCTCTATGTAGATGAGGCTTGGATGAAGCGATTGAGCTTAGGTCTTCTTCGTTTCAGGAAAGTCAAACCTAATGTTCATGTATGTCGGTGTCCATTTTGTGGTGACTCAAAGAAAAGCAGCACAATCACTCGATTCTTTTTGTATGTTAGAAAAGGATCATTGAATGTGCAGTGTAAAAATTGCAATTACTCTCGATCCTTTTATAACTTTGTGTTTGACTACGCACCACAACAATTTGAAGAATACAAAAAAGAAACACTACTCCATAGCTTCACAACAAAGAAAAAAGAAGTTCCTGTTAAAAAGACAACAAAACCATCTTTCAATACAGTCATAAACAAAAAAGAAGAAACTTCACTAACTGTTTTGACTAATACGGTAAATTGTGCTACCTTACCTGACAATCATCCTGCTATAACTTATTTATGTGAGCGAGGATTCAAAAAAGCTCAGATTGAACGGCTTTTGTATACCGATGATTTTAAATCGGTTTGTATGCAGTTAAGTAAAAGTTCGTCTAAGAATTTACTTGAAAACGAGCCAAGAATCGTGATACCTTTTTATGACGAACTTGGTAACATAAAATTGATTCAAGGCAGAGCTTTAAAGAAATCTAAGATGAAATACATCACCATCAAAACACATGATGACGTGACAAAAATATACGGGTTGGAGAATTTGGATAAGACCAAAACAACCTACTGTGTTGAAGGGCCGCTTGATTCTTTGTTCGTAGATAACTGTCTTGCAACATGTGATGCTAACCTAACAAGGTCAGATGCAGATGTTTTAATTTTTGACAATGAATCGCGTAACGAAAATATAGTAAAGCTCATTGATTCCGCCATAGACCAAGGGCGATCTGTAGTGATCTGGCCAAACTCAACAGACAATAAGCAAGATATAAATGATATGATACAGTCTGGAATCTCACAAAAACTACTCATGGGAGTTATACGCAAAAGAACATTTAAAGGTTTGATGGCAAGACTAGAATTCAACAAATGGAAAAAGGTTTAATATGGCAGCATTACTAGAAGATGATAATGTCAAGTTAGAAGTTCTAAGATATAAACATGATAGTCTTTCAACGAGGCAGATCAGCCAATTGACAGGAATTGCAAAATCAACACTTAATGATTTTTTGTTGAAAAAGACATACATTAAATGGTGGGATGAGTACAGTGAAAAACCTGTAGCGTCTGGTAAATTGTCAGCATTGCACGAAGACATTGAAGTTTTGGGTGAAGGTGTTTACATTGCTATTTCTGCTCAGAACAACACGTTTGTGCATAACAAGTTTATGGACAGCTTAGAAGTGTTAGCGGGTGAAAGGAATGCACAAATTTTATGTGGAACATTTACCTACAACACATCAGGGTTTCAGAACCTACAAAAAGGAACTGATTCAGAAGAGGTGTGGTATGATCCTCGGATTAAGAAGTATATCCTAGACAAGCCTATGATGCTCTGTAACGACCTTATGTGGTGTGGTGAACTCAACATACTACCTACAGCCGTAAACCCTCTCAGCGGTCTTCACAGCTACACTCGTGCTGCTTCTGCTATAGTTCCTCATGCCAAATTGCAACTTGAGTCGATTCCAACACATAAATCACTCCCCGCGAAGATTATGTACACTACAGGTGCTGTGACAAAGCGAAACTATATTCAAAAGAAAGCTGGACAAAAGGCAGAGTTTCACCATGCTTTCAGTGCGCTTTTGATTGAGGTTGACAAAGAAGGGGATTTCTTTGTTCGTCAGTTGAATGCAGAAACCAGTACAGGTTGCTTTTATGATCTGGACAAGTATTATACACCCAATGGAGTGTATAATTCTAATTATGTGGAAGCGATTAATTGGGGTGATCTGCATTCTGAGAAAAAAGATGTTGAAGTGTATGATCTGGCATTTGGTAGAAATTCAAACAGTATGATTGACACTCTGCGACCTAAGTTTCAGTTTGCAAATGATCTTGCTGATTTCACCTCTAGGAATCATCACAGCATAGGTGATCCCTATTTTCGATTCAAGACACACACTCATGGAAATGATTCTGTGCGAAGTGATATTTTTAATGTCATTGCAACACTTGAAGACATGGATCGGGATTTCTGTAAGACCGTTGTGGTTGAGTCAAATCACGACCTAGCACTTGAACGGTGGTTGAAGAATGCTGATTACAAAATTGATCCAGAAAATGCTATCTTCTTTCTTGAATGTCAGCTAAAGAAGTACAAGACAATTGAAGCGGGTGACTTTGGGTTTTCTGTTTTTGAATGGGCTGTCAAGAACAATTCGAAAGAACTGGATCATGTTCGGTTTTTGAAAACGGATGAGTCTTTCCGTATTTGTGACGAAGATGGTAATGGTATTGAATGCGGTCAACACGGCCATAACGGTGCAAACGGTAGTCGAGGTGGTGTAGCTGTATTCCAAAGGCTAGGAAGTCGCCACAACGTAGGACACACTCACACAGCAACGATCAAAGATGGGGTGTATTATGCCGGTGTAATGGCTAAATTAGACATGGGGTATAATGTGGGCGGTTCAAGCTGGTCACAAAGTTGTATTATAACGTACCCAAATAGCAAAAGAACTATCATTACAATCAAAGATGGAAAATGGAGAGGTAAGGTATGAGAAAAATGGAATCAGTAATGGTTAACAGCGTTACAAACCCAGTAGAACACAGAGCTTATCCATCTGGAGCTATTCATAACTTTTATGTTTATGGAGAAATCGTTTCTGATATTGGATCATACGTTGATATGATCACAGTAATGGATTTAGCAGAAGAACAGGATGTAATTAATCTTTATATCAACACAGGTGGTGGTTCTCTTGAATCTACTATTTCCATTGTTCATGCAATGCTTAGATCAAACGCACAAATCATTTGTCACGCAGATGGACAAATTGCTAGTGCAGGAACTCTTATCTTCTTTGCAGGAAGCTCTTTTGTGGTGTATCCTTTTGCTCATGCTATGTTCCATGACGGTTCCACTATTATTGGTGGCAAATTTTCAGAAAATTTGAAAGCCGCAGAAGCTACAAGCAAATTGATCAAGAAAATTTGCATGGAAATATATGTCCCATACTTTACCAAAAAAGAAGTTAAAAATATTCTAAATGGTAAGGATATGTACTTGACATCAGAAGAACTTCATGATCGGATTATTGTGGGTGCAGAGATTGCAAAAAGAGAACTTGAAGAGGCGGGTGTTGTTGAATAAATAATTTTTTGTTAGGGGTCTGTATGTACATAAAGTTCCATAATCTATACATACAGACCCTAATATGTACATAAAGCTCTATAATCTATACATACAAAAGGAAAGTAATTAAGTGAAAGTATCTTTTATTAATGTTGATGGTATTGAATACGTTGCTCAGTACGATAAAGAAAACGTGTTCTTTTCAACAAAAGGTGAAGACAAGTCAAGGAAAATGGTTGTTGTTGAATTGGCTTATGGTGAAATCAAAACAGCCCGAGTTATGAAGTCTGGTGTGAGTGAAAATCTTCAAGTGTTCCCAGATTTCCAATTCAATAAATCAGCACATGACATTGTTCGTCATTACGCACCCATTATGCAAAAGGTATCATTTGATGCAAAAGTTGCCTAGACTAGATATGTCTATGATTGAATTCAGGAAGACCAGACATAGTGATACTATTGATTATCATTCTTATGTTAAATTTAATCCATGTAACACCACTGTTAGCATCAGCGCATTAGAACAAATGTTCAATGATTGTATATTGGATGATGAGATAAAGAAAAAACATCTCTATTATCATGATCAAGAAGTCTATGGTCAATTCAGAAAAGAAATGCAAGATATTATGTTTAATTTTCTTTACACTATTAAGAGGTATGATGATGACGGTAAATCTTGGAAAACCACAATTGATATACCCAGAGCCGAAATATATAGTTTAGAGGCTAAATTAAAGTCAATCCTTTCAGGAATATAATCAATGCCAAGTTACGTGTATAAATGTAGAAATTGTCAGATTACCAAAGAAGAAACCCTTCCTATAGAAGCACGGAACAAACCCTGTGAATCACCCTGTAAATCGTGTGGGTCTTTTTCTCTGTATATACAAGTCCAAACCACTAATATAAGCTATCAAGGTACAATGAACACTACGCTCAATTTCAATGACAGATTAAAGGACATTAGCAAAGCTTTGCCAGAGGGAAGTTCAGCACAAAGAAATATCACGGATCAGATTCGTTAGCGTTATAAATAGAATTGAACCATGGGAGCAATAAATGCAAACCATTTCATTTCAAGAAAATTCCTAGATTCCCCCAAAAGCTCATTCCGCTTATCAAAAGTGGTCTGAGCTTTTTTGTTATGACTCAGCATTAAAAAAAAATATTTAAACAACAAGGTGCTAATAGCAATGAGCAAAAAGCCGAGAAGATTAAAGATCGTAGAAGGTAGTTCACCAGAGGCGCATAAGACCTATGCTGGTAAAAAATTAACACAACATGATCTTGCCGCATTCCCTGATAATCCAACCTATCCGCAACAGCAATACATGGATAGCCATTTCAGAGATACAGACATTATTCTGCAACTAGGAAGTGCAGGTACTGGTAAATCTTTTACAGCAATGTACTGTGCGTTAGCAGATGTTTTTAATAGTGCAACACCCTATGATAAGATTGCAATATTCCGTAGCGCCGTTCAAGGTAGGGATATTGGTTTTTTACCGGGTGATCAAGCTGAAAAAGATCAGGCGTATGAAGCTCCATACAAAGCATTGTGTGATGAGGCCATGAAATTCAAAACCAATAACTATGATAACTTAAAAGCTTCTGGTTATATTGATTTTCATAATACATCATTCTTGCGAGGCACCACCTTTAATGATACAATCATGATTGTCGATGAATGTCAGTCCATGACCTATCTTGAATTGTCAACACTTATCACTCGTGTTGGTATTCGTTCAAAGATTATTTTCTGTGGCGACACAAAACAGAATGACTTACATAAAAAAACTGACATATCTGGACTGGAACAGTTTTTGAAAGTTATTGATAAGATGGCGTCATCGTCTGTTGACATTGTAAGATACACACCAAATGACATTGTACGATCTGGAATCTGCAAAGCGTTCTTGTTAGCAGAAGAAGAAGTTTAAGCCCAATATACGCACTTTTTGGAAGAAACCTCTGAAAAGTGCATATAAAGGTACATTCCGCACAAATATGTTATTCTTTTTGCACATCCTTTTTAAATCGTGATACAATATATTGATATTCACACAATAAAGGAAATGCAATGGAAGTCTGTCAAATCATCAACAAACTGCAAGCCACAACCAAGCGAACTGAAAAAGCTGCTATACTCGAAGCCATAAAAGACACTCCCGAAGAAAACCTGTTCAAACTTGTTGCTTGGTTAACATATGACCCATCAATCACATTTGGGGTTAAGGATGTTGACCTACCAAGCGAACCTGTGTCGGTTGGTAATCTCTTTGGAGATCTCTTTGGAGATAAAAAAGAATTATCTTTATCCGAAGCTCTTGACGTTTTGGAGTTTCAAATTAGTGAGCGTGATGTGACTGGTAATGCCGCACATGAACTAATACAAGAAACATTTAATAGTTTATCTAAGAATGATGGGTATGTCTTTAAATGTGTTATTGATCGTGATCTTAAATGTGGTGCGTCTGCAAAGACAATCAACAAGGTCTGGCCTGATCTAATCTATGTTCATCCCTATATGCGGGCATCTTCTTTTAGCGAAAAGAACTTGAAGAAAATTCAATTCCCTTGCATTTCACAGACAAAGGAAGATGGTGAGTACGAAGATATCATCATTCATCCAGAATCTGAAACATTTGAAGTTCGTTCGCGTAGTGGTGCTATTAATAATCACCACATCTCTAATGACATGTTTTTAGCAATTTCTAATTTAGACTTGCCTTATAGTTGTGTTCTTATGGGGGAAATTCTTGTTTATGAAACACCAGCGCGACAAAAGTTAATGCCTCGTCAAAAAGGAAACGGATATCTGAATTCTAACGAAGTTGATCCCGAAAGGCTGCTTCACGTACTGTGGGATGTGGTTCCATACAGCGAGTTTAAAGAGTGTGTTTGTCACACTCCCTACGTCGATAGGTTTGAGAGGCTAAAAGCTATTGTAGATGATCTGAGAGAGTACACAGACCAAGTTAAGCCTATCGACTCCCGTATTGTGAATAGTGTTGATGAAGTTATTGAACATTTCATGGAAAATATTAAAGATGGTCTTGAAGGGACTCTTGTTAAAAACCAGAGTGCTAAATGGAAAGATGGAACCAGTAACGATTTTGTGAAGATTAAAACAGAGTTTACATGTGATCTTATCATTACAGGATTCAACCAAGGGAAAACGTTAGGGGAATGGGATGAAGTTCTCGGTTCGTTGATTTGTGAAAGTTTAGATGGTAAGCTTGTGGTTAATGTGGGTACTGGACTAACTGACGAACTCAGAAAATCAATCTGGGAAAATCAAGAACTGTATCTGGGAAAAATTGGTGAAATTAAATCTAATGACATCATTGCAAGTGAAACCAAACCTGATACGATGAGTTTGTTTCTACCACGCTTGGTTAAGTTCAGAAACGACAAGACACAAGCGGATAGTTATGATAGAATCGTTGAACAGAAAGAAGCTTTTGTTCACACACTGGAAGTCATTAACGAGGATTAAAAGATTATGTCAAAATGTTCAGTTGTATTTGAAGATGTGAAAGATGATCAAGTGGGTATGAATATTGACCTACCAAGTCTTGAAAACGCAGATGATTACACAGGGGCTGTGCATCTAACACTTCTCATAGAATTTATTATTAAACGTGGGTATCATACTCAATTCGAGGAAGAATTCTATAATCATGAAATCAAAGAATTGAAAGATCAGAAGGGGCGTTAAGCCCCCTCTCTCTTTCCTTTACTGGCTATACGCTCGTGAATAATCTGCGTAACTTTTATTGCGGAAGTTTACATCGGGGTTAGCTGTGTTACCGCCACCGCCTTCTACTATTGTGTTACTGACATTTGTATTAGAAGGCGCGTTTACGATAGCCGCAGATGATTGTTGTTGTTTTTGTTTTGTAGAATTCATTCCTCTATTTGTCATGCTGAAAGTTTCAGCAGTTTTAGTGCTTCCTGAATCACCATAACCAAACCTTCTGTCAAATTCAGCCTGCAAATCTTCGTCAGATGTATCTTTTACTCCACTGATTTGATCCATGCTTCTCTTTGCAATTTCCTGAGAACCAACAAATCCTTTTTTCTCTTCATCATCACCAAAACCAAGAAACGATTTAACAGAATTAAATCCGCTTTTAACCGTATCACCAGCAAAATCTTTTATACCACCAACAAAAGAGTCAAGACTATCACCTATAGAAGATAGAAATTCACCCGCACCTTCAAAAGATGGTATATTATCTGTAAAGAATTTAACAATGGAATCAAATATACTAGAAACAAATCCAGTAACTTTTGAAATTACTGTATTAATTCCTTCCGTAACTTTATTTCCAATATCTTCAAACGTAATTGCATCAATCCCAAAAAATCCAGTCACCATATTAAACAAAGCCAAAGGAATACTCAGAACACTTTTTGCAATTCCTTTTACACCATCTAACAAAGACTGTTCTTGATCTGGGCCAAAGCCAAACAATGACAACACATCATTGAATATACCTTTATAGAAATCAAACATTCCTTTTATACTGTTGGAAATTATTTGTTTTGAATTCTCTGGCATGAAATCAATATCCATACCAAACCAACCCATCACTGTAGACACAATGGAATTAATCATACTCAAAAATCCATCGACAACAGAACCTATACCCGCTGCAATTCTGTCGCTTATTGTTACCTCACTCTCACCAAGCCCTAAAATCTCACCAGCGTTAAAGAAACCCTCAATAAACTCATAAATTGCATAGATCACAGCAGGGATTATAGCTACCTTAGCAGCGAGTCCAGCAATAGTGCTACTGGCAGCAAGGATAGGGCCGAAAAAGCCAGCTATGCCCGTTACAGCCGCCATGATAGCGCCACCCATACCACCGCCAAGAATACTATTCAGCATGGAATCTGATTCTGGGTCGCCTGTTGGTGAAGGTGATCCACCTCTTTCTCCACCAGCATCTTGTCGTCTTTGTGCTTCTATATTATCGTACTCGTTTTGCTCTCTTAGAAGTCTTTGCTCTTCTTTAACCTCTTCTTCAACTCTAACAAGTTCTGACAACTTTCTGTTTGTTTCAGTTGTTCCATCTCCCCAAATCGAATTAAGAGTGACAAGCTGATCTAATATACTTTCTAAGTATTTTTCAGAATCACTAACAGAACCACCGCCACCAGAAACAGTATCTTCATCATCATCTAGAATATCATTTGCTCTTATTTGCCCATCACGCTCTTGTTGTGAACGTTGTAATTTCTTTGATTTCTGATTGCTTGCGCCTTCACCAACAGTTTGTAATAATCTAGCACCATATCCAAGAATTGGGCTTGCAGTCATAATAGCAGATGTGATGTTGTCAAAGCTTGGAAGAACGTTTGCTAATCCTCCACCCCCACCACCAGAAGAGGCACCACCACCAGATTCAAGATCTTTTGTCAGATCGTCGCTCAGATTTGTCAGCTTTCTAACCATGTTCTTTTTGGTTTTTTCGCTAACACTAATATTTCTATTTACCAAATCCCTAACAGTCTGATTAAGCTCTTCAATGCTTCTCATCATCAGCCTTGGTTTATTGGATGTCTGAGCAACAATGGCAGATTCAACCATTTTTTTGATAATGGCTTTTACGTCATTGTCATTCTCAGCAGCCCTCAAGTCAATTGCTCTTTTCATCTGAGTTTTTTGAGAAAGTGCTTTTATTATACTGTTTGCGGGAGATGCCATTTTACCCTGCCTCTATTTCTTTTATTAGATTTTGTGCCATCGAAAGATAAATCTCTCTCTCATAAGGTAACATGTTTTCAAGATCATCAAGTGTGAAATTGTTAGAAACTTTAAAGTTGTGGTTTGGATGAAATAATACACTAAAGTTGTTTGTATAATAGCTTTCAACCGACTCATGACAAACCATTAGATAAAAAAATCATTGATGCCTTTAAACGTAATGGTTTCTTTCTTATTGTCCAGCTTTGGAAGTGTAACGTCCACCTTGTGTTCGATACGCGGGATGCTTGAAAAGAATTTATTAATTACTTTCATGTTTAACATATCAATATCATCAACAAACTCAATCATCTCTTCATCGCTAATATCTTCACGGTTGTAAACATTTTCTGCATCAAACACACACACGATACATTTTGAAATAAGTTCAATGTCGTCATTGGTGTCTTTCATTTCACGAATAATCTTCAAAGTTGGATATCTAAGCTTAACACCAAGCTGTGATTCTTTATCAAGAATTATTTTATCATCAACTTTTTCTTCAACCACAACTTTGATATCATCAATGTTGATTTCGATATTAACAAAATCTGTTTTTTCAATACCCTTTTCATCGGTGTACTTGTAGCTAAATCTTGGCTTGATAATCTCACCAACAGACTTGGCACGAATTCTAAGGAATATATCTTCCATGTCAAACGAACTAAGATTGTCGATATCAATGTCATCAAGAATACAATTATGCAAAATCTGCATTACAGCTTCAAGGATTCGACTTGTGTTCTTTTCTTCTTGTTTAGCCAGCAACAGAATCTTTTGTTCCGCGTTTGTGAACGGGCGATAAGAAACTTTTTTGTTCAGACCCACCAAGTGGTGTGTGTATTTCGGGTGTTTAATCTTAGGTAATGCCATCTTACTTTTATCCTAATTTGTCCAGTGTTCCATCAATCAAACCAATTAATTGAGCTTTTTGGTCGCTGCTAATTACATTGTTTAAATCGAGGTTGGCTTTAATGCCATTTAATAGTGATGCTGATTTGTTCGTAGATTGACCGGTTGTGTTCTTCACAACATCATCAACCATATTGTATATATCTACAGCTTCACCCTCTAGACTTGCACCACCTAAAAATTGAGTCTCTACAAAGTCTATGCCGCGCTGTACCGCTGGATTAGAAAGTATAGGGGTAGTGAATGGGCCTAGCGGTGTCTGTGCAAGAGAACCCACACCAGACGGTTGTGTGACCTCAGCAGTTGTCCACTTTCTGTAAGCAAAAGTAACACTGATTTTGTGATACTCGTCATTGCTTTCATTGGAAAGCTGCATCGTGCTTATGTCAACAGGGAAAGCGTCTTTAATAATAACCTTATGTGTTACTTGATCCAGTTCGTTTAGTTGTTGAATTTCAATACTAGGCGACACATACGTATTAAAGTAAGAAATTTCATGTGTGTTAGGATCAATGATCATATTCATCCACTTGTCAATAATATTCTTTTCCAAAAAATCTCTTGACACAACAAATGTAAATTCAACAGGTGTGTATGTGATGTCATGAGCCGCACTGAAATAATCAGAATTGTACTTGGTTTCTGACACAGCCAAAGCCTTTGATGGAAATTGTGCTGATTCACACATGATATCCAATCCACGCACAATTTCTGTACCAGACCCCAGATAACTCTTAACCAAATTGATACCAACAGAACCGATTAAAGGTTGAAGAAAATTACCAGCCTCATCATCATCAGACTTTTCAGAATTCAAACTTTGTTGTAGAATTTCAGGCAAGCTTATGATAACATTAAACCTATTGGTTCGAGCTAAACCATGCTTTGTTATATGTTTTATTGATTCGTTTAGCGAAGCCATATTTTAAACCATAAATAGATAATTAGACTATACTGTTATTTATAACGCACCACAGGAACATCATGGCAGAGAATAAAGAATATAAAAATACAACAGGTACTGATCTAAAGGTTTTGCAAAACCTTGAGAAATCGTATTTTGAAAGCCAAGGCCCAAAGTCAAGACGTAACATTAAAAAGAGTATGGACTGGTTTAGAAAACGTGTTACAAAGAACTTTAGTAGCGTAAGAACTGCTAGGATGTTTCGTGATCAAGAATTGTTTTCAAGCGGAATGACTC